CTACCGACCCATTTCATTTTCTATTTTCTTCCTGTCACCACCGTGCTTTGTAATCAACTTGAGCACGCGTGGTTTGGACAGGTTGTAGCGGTTCATGAAGTATTCGACTTCATAATCCTCGTTCAGGGCAGCTTTGATAGGATTTGATTTCGCTTGCTTTGATGGGGCGTCTGACATGGCGTTTCCTTCTAATATGAAGAATAACCGGCAGTCATAGGTTTCGTTCCAGGGTGGTCATTTTCCAAGCTTGACTAAAGTCTCCCTATCAGAACAACTAGTGGGCGATGTGGCCTGCTGTCGACGTGGAACACTTCGCTTCGGTGGATGGTTGATAGTCAACGATTCCCATCTGTCCAAAGAGTTCTCAATCATGGCACCTAGCGAGTCGGCGTCTCCTCTCTGGAACATCCAAAATCTGCGCCGTGCTATTGAGGCAGCTGGTGTGGCCCTATGGTCGTGGAACGTCGATAACGACCAGTTCGCGATGGATGAACGAGCCTTCGAACTATGGGGCCTCGCCCCGAGCGATGAGGTTTCGTTTGAAGCCTTATCAGCCCATATTCATCCCGCCGATAGAGACAGGGTGCGCGCCGCATTCACTGCAACGCGGGGTATTATAGGGGCCTATGAGACCGACTTCCGGATTTTGGTGGGGGACGAAATTCGATGGATTTCAGCGCGTGGCCTAGGCGGCGACTCTGGCCTGCACAAGCACCATATGTTTGGTATTTTCCTGGACGTTACCGGCCGTAAGCAAGCTGAAGAAGGGCATGAGCTAATGGCGGGAGAAATGAGCCATCGTGTAAAAAACCTTCTGGCGATCGCCAGCGGTCTAACTCAAATCACTTCCAGGTCCACGACTACGGCAGCGGAAATGGCCAAAGAGCTGATAGCGCGACTGACAGCGCTTGGACGAGCGCATGACCTTGTGCGCCCACTCCCCGGACATCAAGGACACACTGCACTTCTAGGCGATCTATTGTCGGTGTTACTTTCGCCGTATGAAGACACGGGAGCGTTCAGCGGTCGCATTCGTGTAGCAGTGCCGCGTATGGGGGTTGGCGAGGGTTCGGCGACCGCAATAGCGCTGGTCATCCATGAGCTTGCGACGAATTCATTAAAATATGGCGCACTCTCCGCAGATGACGGAACCCTCGACGTCTCAGGTTCTACGGACGACGAGCACGTAACGCTTGTTTGGACCGAACGAGGCGGGCCAAAGGTCAAAGCCCCAAACGAGGCCGGGGGTTATGGGAGTAAACTGGTCAATCGAAGCGTATCAGGCTCGCTGGGTGGCTCGATTACATACGACTGGTCAGATCAGGGTGTGATTGTCGTGCTCAAGCTAAGGGCCGAAAAGTTGGCTGCATGACCATGAGCTGACCGACGTTTCTCAACATCTGCAGCGGAATGGCTTACCCTAGAACCAATTCGCCAGGTCCGAAACGATTGGTGCGAACTACCCAAGAGTTGGACCTGCACTCCGCCTGTTTGATCTGGGTCATCGCGACCCCGTCATCATCGCCGCAATCGCTGCCGAAACGGAACGCGCTCGAGCCGGACAGGCAGACAACCGCAATAAAGCGCTGATGCTTGTCCCATGGGCCAATGAACTTCCGACGCTTGCGGGCAGTCGCGAACGGATCACGGAGTTGTAAGCTAGGCCGTTGTCCGCTGTCGTTTCGGCATCAACTGTTGCAGTACCGCAACTGCTTACGCGTTTGTGGCTTCGTTATCTTCGATCCGCTTGAGCTCAATTGTTGACCGCCCCGCCAATAGATTGGTAATGCCGAGTGTCACCTCGTCCTGCTCCCAGCCGGCCGTGATCGACTCATGATAGAGCAACATTAGTTCCCCATTCGACTCGACCAAATCAACAAAGCGAGCCTCCATTGCTTCGTCCCGGGCGAGAGCCCGCTCGGGGTCGTCGAGCGGAACTTTGGGTGAATGAACGGTCATCGGATTTGTCTATTGTCCATCTAGTTCAACGCAGTGCGGTCAAAGGCGTTCCTTGGCCCTTTATAAGGACGGCATGTTTACTCTGGACCTCATGGAACAAATTCCGCCAAATTTGCATTCTGAGAGAAGCTGGGGATAACAGCATCGGCTTGATGTCCAACCACCCCTTGCCATCCACCAGCAACGGGCTCGGATTTGCGCCCCCCGTCTTTTCCGAGCCCGTTTTCATTTCCTTAACCATGTAAGCGCGCGTTAGAACCGCAGACGCGTCCCAATGCTCAGCGGAACCCGCCCGTCGCTGTGTTGCGTAAATCGACGGGTCGGGTTCCACAGGCTGAGCGAATTTGCCTTATTCTCGCACAGCCCGCAGCGTATTGGTGAGCGTTTCCATAAAAGTGGTGTTACCTTCTTCGACGCGGATGCCAGCGTCCAATAGCGCATCGAGAAAGGCAGCTCGGGCCTCCACCGGACTGAAGTGTCCTTCCAAGGCTCCGGTGCAAGTCAGTTTAGCGCGTAGGCAGGCAGGACCTTGCTTGTGAGTCCAATCGTTTTTTAGGAACGCAAGTGCTTGGCCGACGGAGCTAACATGTCTAGGTTTGCCGCGTCGAGCAGGCCGGAGGACCAGTGATTGGAATGGGACGTCGTCCATAAACCGCAAACGTCGCTACTGGCCGCTTGTTCCCTATGGCAATCGACGGTGGGAACGCACTATGCCAAACGATTTGAATGAGCATGGCGATTACCCGCCCCCGCACGAACCGCCCTACGTGATGTTAGGGGTGGGGTTCGTCTTGGGCATTGTGATCATCATGGCGATCGGCTGGTATTTGCGGTAACTGAGAAATTCTATTGATTTGGAATCCCGAAATGCGGGTTGACGGCCGCCCCCTGACCATCTCGCCTCGCCATCGTTCCCTAGCGGGCAATTGTTAATGTTCAACGGCTCTGGACGAGAATAGCCCTTTGGGAAACGTGGGCGACTATCACCCACCAGGTTATTTCATAACGTCGGAAATACGCATCGTCCCGATAAGCCGGTTCGTATCGTCATACACATGGACCAGGAACTTGGAAGGATCGATGTTCCTCCCGACAGCCTCATGGATATTGTCGCGCGCGGCTTGGGCGGCGGCGTGAAGAGCCGTTTCTCCGTCGAGGAAGTCCATGTCCACAACCTCAACGGGCAGCCCATCTCCCTCATGGTAGGCGAAATGAAAGATGGGCATTGTGTCGATCGCTCCTGTTGCTTGCCTGCACATCAGGAAGCAACGAGATCGGCGACTGTTCCCTCAATAAATAAATTGATTGATTCGGAATCCCGAAACACCGGCCCTATATTCCCGTCCATGGTTTACGAGGATTACAAGACATTCCAGCGAGTGCAGGTGTTCGGGCGGCAGCCGGGCCAGCTCGTCAGCGTGACGTCGGCGTACGACGCTGCAAGGTTCGTGCTCGAGGAGTGGCCAGATCAGGCGGGCCCGAAGCATCTCATGGCCCGAGAGATTTTACTGAAGTGCCTTGAAGGCAATTGCTCGGCTGCCGTGGCGCGTGTGGCCTTTATCGAGGCAGCGAGAGAAGCCGGCATCTATATGGAAGCCGAACCGCTACGGACCGCCTATACGGGCAAGCCCGATCCGAAGTGGGAGAAGCGGAAAACTACAGCGCTACGATAGCGACGATCCCGCTCTGATGTTCGCCACGTCCATTGTCCTTGCAACGGGTAACGTTTCACCCCTGAATTGTAACTGTTACGTACTTACAACCCCTCATTGCGGCCATAAATTAAAGTCTCAACGTTTCTAAACGGGAGGGGACTATGGAACTTACACGTCGTGCCGTTTCATTGGGGGGGCTTGGCTTACTCGCAAGCGCTTCGACTTTGCCTGCCAATGCTTTGGAAGCGCCGCTCATTGACCCAATCGAGGCCTCAGACGAATTCTGGACCGCGGTCGAGGCTTACATCTTTGGCTATCCGCTCGTGACGACCGAGATGACTCGCCGCGTTATTACCAATGTCCAGAAAGCCGAAGGCACCAAAGGCCCGATGGGCCATATCATCAAGCTGCGCGAATACCCGAACGCATCTTTTAAGGATGTTACGGCGCCGAATGCCGACACGCTCTATACGACTGCCTTTGTGGATGTGGCAAAGGAGCCCTGGGTACTATCAATTCCGGACATGAAGGATCGCTATTACCTGTTCCCGATGCTCGATGGCTGGACAACGGTCTTCCAGGTTCCCGGCAAACGGACCACGGGTGGTGGTGCACAGTCCTATGCCATCACCGGGCCTAGCTGGGAGGGCGAGCTACCTAAAGGAGTAACCGAATATAAGTCCCCAACAAGCATCGTGTGGATCCTCGGCCGCATCTATTGCGATGGCACGCCGGAGGACTACAAGGCTGTTCATCAGCTGCAGGACGAATGCACGTTGGTGCCCCTCAGTGCCTATGGCAAGGACTGGACACCTCCCCCCGGCAAAGTCGATCCGACTATCGACATGAAGACGGCCGTCCGCGAGCAAGTGAACCGGATGGATGCCATCGAATATTTCACGCTGCTGTGCGAATTGATGAAGAACAATCCGCCGACAGCCGCGGATGCTGAGGCAATCGAGAAATTCGCACAGATCGGGATCGTCCCAGGCAAAGAGTTCGACAAGAGCAAGCTCGACGCAGCATTTATCAAGCGCATCCCAGATTTCGCATTCCATCGCATCATGCTGCATTTCAAATTTAGCGATGGGGACGTCAGTGACGTCAATGGCTGGGGTTATACGACGAAGACCGGAGTTTATGGAACAAACTATCTTCAGCGAGCGCTCATCACCGCCATTGGCCTCGGGGCCAACCGTCCGCAGGACGCTGTGTATCCGACCTCACTGAAAGCAAAGGAAGGATTGCTTGGTCGCGCCTATCATGGATCGAACAAATATGTCCTGACCTTTCCGAAGGGACAGCTGCCGCCCGCCCGCGGATTTTGGTCAATTACGATGTATAACGACCAATATTTCTTTGTTGAAAATCCCATCAATCGGTATTCGATTAGTGCGAGAGAAGACTTGAAAACGAACGCGGATGGGTCGACGGACATCTATATTCAGAACGAATCTCCAGGCGCCGAGAAGGAAAGCAACTGGCTGCCGGCGCCGAAGGACAAATTCATTCTCATGATGCGGATTTATTGGCCTGACGACAATCCACCATCCATTCTAAACGGCTCCTGGATAATTCCACCAGTAAAGAAGGCTTAGAAGACCTCAATGCTCAGCGGGACCCGACCGCACGTTTGTGTTGCGTATTCGACAATTGGGGTCCTTCAGCGCACCTTGTGACCAAGGGACACCGGACATGGATGGAAGCAACCGCCCTGTCATTGAAGACATTTATGATGACCTTGTTGCAGTCCATGTCAAAGCGGGCAAGGAATGCTTCGGTTTGCTGGCCTATTTGATCAATGAAGCGATCGAGGAAGCCAAAAGCATTCGAGAGGAAGAAACGGCAAAAGCGCCCCACCATCCCGAAGGACAGTAGGGCGCAAGAATTTCTCAGGCTGACCGGCAGGGTGATTATTGCGCCGCGGATCGGGCTCGCTCACGCTCTATGCGCTCCATGCGATCGAGCAATTGCATGTTGAGGTCGCGCTGGCCGAAGAAGCCTGACTGCGTTTGCTTTATCTCATCAATTTGGCGTTGCAGGTTCTGGGTGGATGCCAATCGCGAATCCCGTTCGCTGGCGAGCTGAGTGTCATAGGACGCCCAGACCCGCTCATGCTCCTTGCGGGGCACCTGTCCGTCCTGCAGGGCTTTGACCGAGCCTTCCATGCGAGCACGGTCCTCCTGCCCTCGCGCCTGGCGCCAGTCCATTTCCTGACGCGTGACCATATTCTCGGAAAGCGCCGACATAGCGCTCTTCAAGTCGGTGGTGGCGGTGTTGATTGGCCAATATGCCAAACCACCCAGCAGAGTGCAGAACGTCAGCGCCACACCCAGCGCCTGCCATTGCGGCTTGTTTCGTTCGGCGATCGTCGTCGACAATGCTGAGATGGAGTTCCGCGTCTCGTTGGCAAGGCCGCTGAGTGCCGTCTCCATCTGTTTGAAGCCCGAGCGCATTTCCGACTCGAGATCGGTCTGCCGGCGCCCGAGGTTGGTTACCCGTTCACCCAACTGAGCATGTGCGGCGTCCAGATACTGCCGTGCCACTGTGTCGTTGCTGTTGGTCATATCATCCACCATTAGGTTTCCTGCCCGCCTTGCATGCCATGCGATGCTATTTCCAACACCCGCGGCGTTTGCCGTTCTCATCATTGCCCTCAACCCGTTCTGCGCCTGACCGATCGAGTTGGATCAGGGCGACGGTTGCGGCTGGATTAAGGTTTGCTTTCCGGAACCCCGCGCAACTGCTCGCAGGCATCGACTGGCATCCGGCGAGAGCGAAGAGACTGAATGCAGAAATCATAATCACTGAGAGACTGTACTTTTGCATCGCTCGCTATCCTTTCGCGCTCTGCCTTGATGTCGGATTGCAGTTGCTGCACAGCGGCTTGCTGAGTGCCGTCGCGCTTGCCGGCGAGATAGACCGCTGACCCGAGGACAATTGCGCCCAAAGCCACGCCGGCCGCCAGCTTGGCCCAATTGGGAATATGTCCGATCAGCGCGATCATGACTTGAGGGCCTCGGCCTTCTCCGCCTGCTTCTTACGGTCCTGAATGCGCGACCAGATCATGAAGGCGCCGAGTGCAACGAAGGCAGCCACAACAAGCACAATGAGGTTCTGCCAAGGTATCGTGCCGACGCTGGCAACGGCGGTCGTAACCGTGGTTCCGGTGACGCCGAGCGCGGCGAGGCTCTTCGACTGATACCAAGGCTTGTCGGGATTGCCGAGCTTGACCGGCACCTTCTTTTCCTCGACCACCGGAGCCGCCTGGACGGTCTTGGCAAGCGACGGCTTGTCCGTCAGCGCCACCAAAGCCTTGTGCATCTCCGCGCGCGTCAGCGGTCCGGACAGACCATCTGCGGCCAACCCATGATCCTTTTGAAACTTGGTGAGTTCATTGACGGCGTAGCCGAGGAAGACGAGCGCGGTGCGATCGTAGTAGCTCAATCGATCATCATAGCCGTTCAAGCCACCATTGATCGATCGCGTAATGTTCTCGTTGTCGCCGCGGTCCGCCAGTTTATTGAGATTGCGGGTATCCCAATACCAGAGTGCCGAGACCGCCGACCAAGGCGCGGTCGCAATCAACTCGGGCTTTTCGATGAAGTTTGGCGGGTTCATGCCCTTTGCGACACACCACTTATAGAAGGCGGTAACGTTCGCCCGGCCGGTAACCTGAAGAAGCCCATAGCCGCGGTATTTCGAGCCATCGCCCTTCTGGGTGTTGCCGAGGTCTTTCCGGCCCTCGTAGCGCTTCTGCGCCGCCGTCGGCCCCCAGATTTCCTTGTTGTACTTCAACCCGCCGGATTCGTGCATTGTCTGCGGAACGAACTGCGCAAGCCGGTGCGGCTGGTCCAGACCAATCTTCGCACCGTATTCGTTCACGGCCTCCACTAATGAGGCGGCATTCGTCGCGTTCGGGGTCGCCTTCGCGATCCGACGCAGCATTTCTGCTGTCAGTTCCATAGATGATTTCCTTATGGTGAACTCAGCGGCGCAATTCGCGCAGCAGTACGAGGCGAGTGGTTAGTTCGCAGGCGTGCCAAATCAGCGACTTACAAGCCTGCTGCAGCGCCTCGAGTTCATCGAACTCCACCTTCGCGCCGGCCGGCGCGTTGGACAGGCAGTTCTAATCCTACGATATGCCTAGGAGTTAACCGAATCGCTGAATTGATTCCGCCGTGGAAGAGACCATACTTAAAGGGTCGGTCTAACCCACTGATAAGTGAGGCTCGGCAACCCAAGCCTAATACCCCTGCTGAGCCTCACGCCCAATCACTCGGGCTAATGGCTGTTTTTCTTGGGGGCATCTTCTTCCTCAGCCTCCAGCGCACCGTCCGCTTTCGTCTGGGCAGCCAACAGTTCATTCAAGGCAAACAGCGACTCTTCACGGCTCCACCCTGCCGATGTCGCTTCCTCCAAAATGTCCAAGAGCTCGGCTTTTTGCTCCAGCACCTCGCGAAACCGCGGCTCCAGAGCCTTTTGACAATCAATGGTTCGATCGGCATATTCCTCACAACTTGGTGGCCCTTGTATGGGCATCTCACCGTCCTCCTCTGGGTTACCTCGGACTTTACATCAACCGGTCGCCCTTGGGGAGAAAAGCGTCATGGACGGTTGTCAAAGGATGCCCGCCAAAGGCAACTAGGCAGTTCGATTTAGAGCTGGAACTTGTGAAGGGTGGTGGCGTTGGGCCAAGTCGGAGAGCCCAACCTCTGGCCCGAGGCTCGGCGAGAAGCGCTGTACCCCGTCAACGTCGAGCCTCACGGCATGCACAGCTGGCTTCCCAGGATGAGCCCTGTGGAATAAACAAACTTAGTTAAACCTCAATTTCGTATTAACTAGTCGCTATCCAAAACATTGCTGACGTCTCGCATTCGCCAGAATGCCTTTTCGAGGCGTATTTCGAAATACTTTAACCTTTTTCAGGAGAGCATCATGAAGCGTTTGCAGAACGTAGTGACCCGCTTACGCGGCAGTACCAGTGACACCAGAAAAGACAACTTCGCATCGCCAGAGGAACTCTTGGCCGCCCATGCAATTGAGCCGAGACCTTCACGCGACTGGACAAAACTATCGAATATACTCAGACGATCAGGTGGGGCCTTCTCGCATCTTCGAAAGGCACACTGAGCATCATGGCAGCGCAACACATCAAAGAGATCGATGAGGCGATAAGCGAACTCATCGGTTCCCGGAGACTCGAGGTAGTCCAGATAGGACAAAACGGCGCTAACCCTGGGCCTCTTAAGAATCTGGTGGAAATCCAGGCAGCGATCGATGCCTTGTTGCGCGCCAAGGAACATGAAATGTCGCTGTAGAAGCCGTTACGCCTCTCAAGTACAGCCCACCGAGCCGCATTATCAGCTCAGTCGACCATTGGAAACGCAGACAACTTTCACCATATTTTAACTATGGCAGCGCACGCTTCCATTGGTTGATAGGCCAACGTCAGCCGGCCCAACCTGCCCATGTATCGCGTATTCTGCAGGTTGGGCCAACACACGTCGTCTTCCCGCACCATAAAGGGCAGCATGTGTCAGTGAATGGCATGACCTATTTGCGTTGGATTTCGACTAGCTCCTGGGCCCCAATTTGCTAAGTTCTCTGTCCAGTAGTAGACTAACGTCGTCGCCAGGCATCTTTGGCCGCTGGCGCTTGAGAGATGGAACGCGCTCCCGCCCTAAACCTATGGGAGAGGCACCATGCTTAACATACTCAGCCAGCATAACTATTCACCGGAAGATTGGGATCTGATGCAACGCGCACACGCCAAGGCGTCGCAGATGCTTGGTCGCTGCTACCTCACCCATGAACATGCGAACCGTCTCGCGCGAACCGTGATGAAGCTTTTTGACCAAGGTTTACGCGATGATCTTTTCATCGCTGCCAAAGCCGTAGAGCAGGAACTTACGACGACCAAAATCGCGGACGACCGCAACCACATGGTATTCATCGCCACGCAGGGTCGCCGTCCTCCCTCCCATGACATTGACGCCCCTTAACCGGTTTCTCACAGCCCCGCCGCCGCCGTAAAAGAACGCATCGACTTGGTCTGCGTCATAGTCAGTCCGCTATCGCCGCGATCCCTTACAGCTGCGCGGCGTCCCCCCATAGTTGGTCGATCTGTTCCCGGTCCATTCCGTACATCGATCCGAACGCATCGGTTAGAGGATGTGCGCGCTCGAAGGACGTGGCACCCGTGAGCAACATGCGAGCAGGGAATTGCTGTTCGTCGGGCAACTGGTCAATGAATGCCACAATCGCGGCGGGTAAGGTTCCGGTCTGCACCGCCGCAAGTGCTTCGCTTTCCGTGATCAGTCCGCCCACGGCGAGCTGCTGGAAAAACTGACGGTCGCTGATCGTGCCGGGCACCGGTTCGAACGCTATCCACGGTTCGATTGTGTTCCCTTCAGCTTGCCATTCCAACAGCTTTTGACGTTCCGGCGTGCCACCAACTCTAACAATTTCACCGGTCAGTTCATCGGTTTCAGGATCGCGCAATTTCTGATCAACAACTACATCGGCAATCGTTAGAACGGTATTGTCAGGCAGAATAGCGGCAATTGTTCCATCAGGTAGGTATTTCGCCGATAGAATTTCCATAGTTTAAAACTCCGCCGTCGCTGATGCTTGAAGGAAGCCGTATGATGTCTGGGTAGTAAATTGCAGAAATTGAGTACGTGAGGTGGTTATTTGATAAGCGGCCGCTGAAGACGTACCGGATTGAGTGGTTACTATCGCCGGGATACGGCGCTTTACCACCTTATAATCCCAGACATGCCACAACTGCCCGGCTGAATCGAAACGTCCGACAAGAATGTTGTCGAATCCGGCACCCGCTCCGGTGCCGGGACCATTGAGCAATTCGAAAAACCGCTGACATTTCAACAGATCGTCATGATACGTCACAGGTTTGAACGGATCGGGGTGTTGTGACCAATCACCGTCACTAAGCGACGCGTGGGCAAAATCAAGATTGTACGTCTTGTTAAGTGGCAGTCGAATGCTGAATGTCAGGCGGTCATCACCGTTCGAGCCAAGAACTTTACCTGCCACACTTGGTATCGTGAAAACGTATTGAAGTTTCTGCCAAGCACCTCCGGCCGGGATAACAATATTGGTCGCAACCGATATCACAGTGGATGCCGAAGGGCTCCCACCTGTACCGAATTCCTGAAGAAGCAATATTTCCGGTAGAGTTTCATTTGTACCGGCATTATTGCGAACATATAACGTGAGTGTGCAAAGCTTACCCGCAAGTGTCTGCACATATTCTATTTGTTGGGCCAAAGTAGCGAAAGTCTGACCTGATCCGGCAACAGTTTGGTTCATTCGCAGGAATAAAACGGGATCGCCCGGAACGGCGGTCTGTCCCAATGTAAAGCCACCGGCCGCCGCCGTTATTTGTCCGCTCCCGTCTTTAGATAGAATCCAACGATCAGCGACAAATGTCCCGCCACCCACGTTAACCCATACAGCGCCCCGTTGATAAACGAGAAAATCGCCATTTAGGAACGCGTTTGCCGGTGTGAAACTGGAAAGCTTTATACCCAGAGATTTGATAATTTTTCCGGTTGTTGAGTTGAAGACTGCAATTTCACCATCAACGCTTGAAGCCGGCCCGCTGACGTCACCGCTTGCACGTACCGCCAACGCTTTCCAGTAAGCGTTGCTGGTCGTCGGAAGGATCGGAGGCGCATTGCCGGTTGTCATCTGAAGGGCGATCCAGGACGAACCTTGGTTGGTAACGACATCATCTTTAAGGTAACCCGTCGCGCCAGCGTAGTCGCCCTTGAACACAAACCCATTGCCGGCCGCAGCCAGCAGGAACCATTGCGTGTTGGACGTTGTCGGCAATGTCGGCGGCGGGTTCCCGGTTGTGATAACCCGCGCAATCCAAGACGAGCCGTTCTGCAGGACGACATCACCGATCTGGTAGGTTGTCGCCCCGCTATAGGTGCCCTTGGATTGAAAGGTGCCATTCGGACCTGTGAGGTAGGCCGGCGTCGACCAATCGCCGGACGCCGATGTGAGCTTGAAAAAGATTGCAGCGCGTCCGTCGCCGACATCGTTGACCAGCACCGAGAAGCCGGTGGGCGAGGCATCGTAAGCCGCCCTGCCCGCCATGTTGGCAACCTTGGCGTCGGTTTGTACGCCCTCGATCAGATCATTCTTGGCAATGAGGGTCAGCGCGCCCGGTCCGGTGAAAATCGGGATCATATCGAACGCGCCGCCCAGTGCAGCGAACGCCTGCAGGTTGCCGTTGCCAAGCATTTCGATCAGCTCTTGTACCTTGGCCGTCAGGCTGGAGCCGTCGGGCTGATAGCGGATGGCATAGGTTGCCCCGGAGAGCGCGCCGCCCGTCCATGGCTCCGTCAGCGTGATCTGCGTGTTGCTGTCGACCGACGCAATGATCGCGTCGAGGTTCTTGGTCTTGAAGGTCGCGCCTGGCTTGATGCCGGCAGCGGCCCAAATGGTACCGACACCAGTAAGAACGGTGCCGTTGGCCGCGATCGAGACGGTGCCGGCCGTATAGTCGGGGCGAATAGCCATTAGTGCGCCTTTCCGGGCGTGAGACCATCAACATCGGCGGCTTCCGCTGGCCGCGACTGCTGGATCGTGGCCTGCGCCTGTTCAAGAGCAGCCGTCAGCTCGTGCACCTGGTTGGCAAGCACGAGCGTTCGGTTCTTGTAAAACTCGACAAGCGCCAACTGTTCATTGAGCGCAGCCATGGGCGCGATCTGAATACGTTCGGACATTGGATTTCCCTTAAGGATTAACGCTTCCACCAGAGCGCGATCAGCGATCCGGTGAGACCTGTCGTGTTCATTGACCCAGAGAGTTGGAACGTGGCAGTGAATGAGTTCACGCCAGCCGCGTTCTGGCCGAAGAAGAATTCGGTCTCATCGATGTTGAGCGAATTGCCCGAATTGACGCTGAAGCTTTTGGAGTAGACCGTCGCTCCAGTGGTGTTGTTGACAACGGAGAATGTCGCCGACCGTGTCACCCCTGACGAGCCGGGATTGCTCACGCTCACGCTGTATTTGAACTGGAGCAGCGACCTGTTGGGGCTCGGCATGTCGGCCGTCAGGCTGAAGGGAGGCGCAGCAGGCCCGGCAGAGCCCGTCGACGTGACGGAATCAATGCCGAGGTTCGAGGTGCCGACGATGAGCGAGCCGATGATGGCCGAGCTGATGTCGACGGCGCCGAGCGTTGCTGAAAGTGCGGATAGCGACGTGGCCCGCACATCATCAAGGTAGAGCACACCTCCCGTAAACACGAACGGCCGCCGCTTGTTGGCTCCATTCACCATGTAGATGCGATCGGCAACCATGCCGATTTCGCTGAGACCGCCGGTCAAAGCACTGAGGAACAAGGCGGCTTGCGAGGTTGCTCCCGGCCCCGTTGCCGCAACGCTCAGGCCAATTGTGGCAAGTGCGCCCGCTTGAGTTGCCTCGACCGTCGACCGGAATAAGCCAGACGCAGAGAAATTCCCGACGGTTGCCGTCAGGGCGATGACCCGATTGGCTGTCGCGACCACCCCGGTGCCCGGATCGTTGACTGTTGTTGCCACGGCATCAACGGCGCTGGCCGTCGCCGCAAGGCCGGTCACCGGATCGTTGATCACCGCCTCGAGGTCTTCGACGCGGATTACCGCTGCTTTCGTCGCCGTGACTACAACAAGGACATCTTTTTTATATGAAGCGGTGACATTCCCGATCGATTCGCGAAGTTCTTTGCTTTCGCTGGCCGATCGAGCGCCGGTTTGGGCCGCCAGCAGGTTGAGGCGGTCAAGCTCGTCGCGGGCATAGTTGGTGCTCTCGGCGATCCACTCCAAATGCTGTTGCAAATTCTGCAATACCTCATCCACCATGCCCGGCAGGTAGATGTCGTCGGCTCCCAGCAGGATGTTTGGCGTTGTGACGTTGAGCCAGCCTGACCAAAGCGTTGTCCTAGGCGTTCCAGGAATATACCGCCCGCGAACGCCATAGATATTGTTGGGCAGCAAGCCGTGACTGATCTTGATGAACCCCACGCTCGGCTGATCCATTCTGCTTTGGTACTGAGTCTCAAGGGTCGCGGCGTTGCGCACCTCGAACTCGACGCCGATCACGTCGGCCTGGTCTCCGTCCCACGACAACAGGATTGCGGGCCTGCGCGGCGAGCCGTTGTTGTCGAGGATGACGGCTGGCTCCGCCGCCCAATCGACGATCGGCTGCGGTTGCGGCCGAACCGGGCCAACCGGGCCAAAGACCGGCGGCGTGTAATCGTGCTCCTGATCCCAATCGTAGTCGGACGGGTCGACCTCGGTGATATCAAGCATCACATCAAGGTTGGCGCGATCGGACACACCATCGACGCGAAACAGCTTGTCGACGTAGCCGTTGCGCTCGGAATTCCAGATGATCACATCGCCGGGCTCGAGCACCCAGGCTGCAGGGCCGAGTACCAGCGTGTGGCGCCGCGCCCGCCGCGCCTCGGCCAATGCCGATTTCATCAAGCGCTGCACCTGCGACGAGCGATAGACCATATCGAGTTGGATATCGGCCATCAGCCGGCGATTGCCGTCGAGCGCTTCGAATGCGGCGTTGTGGATTGCCGGCGCCGTCTTGGTGTTCCATCCCTCGGCCGGCTCGGGATAGGTCGCGTTTACGCCGTTGATCGTGTCGGCAAGGCCAAAGAATGGCGTAAAGTCCTGCTCCTCGGTCGATAGAATGTCCGAGTCCGTAAAGGCAAAGACCGCCGCATCGGGCTCGCCGACGTGGATTTTGTAAACGCCGCCGATTTCGGAAAGCTTGCCCTGGCAGCCGGTAAGCAATGCCTCGATCGCATCGGCGATCTGCGCGCCGACGTGGATTTCCCCGCCGGTGTAGTATTGCGGCTCGGGCCCGACAGGACCGGCAATCAATGCCCGGCATTTGTTGATCTGGGCGATCCAGTCCGCCGGCGGCAGGCGAGCAGCGCTGACACCCTGCAGGCCATAGAACCATTGCGATCCGTAGTTGAAGCCGCGCAAGAGGTTGTAAATCTGCACCGCCGGCAGATCGTCGCCGTCACCGCCCCATGTCGCCGGATTATCCCAGCGCTGCGCCCCGGCACCGCCCACCGAACTATCCCGCGAAGGATCGTAGAGACGCGCGCCCTGCACTTCGAACTTGAACTGAGGGAAGCCGGTGAAGAACTCCGGATCCACCTCGGCCGTAACCACCGCATAAGCAACGCCATAGCCAATGCGGCTCGATTGCCACGGATGCGACGAGGACGAGACCCGATTGACAAGCAGGCTATCGGCCGCGCTCTGCGTGCCGTCGTGGAAGCGTATCCACAGATGGTTATCGCTGCCCTTACGATATTCGGGTATCTGGAAACCCTTGTCGTCAGGATCGAGTGTGCCCGAGATCGTAACGGGCTCGCCATTCACCCACAGTTGGATGATGCCGTTGATCGGAATATCCGAAATGGCAATGACCTGCGTGAAATACTCGTTCGGCGTCTTGCCGCCATCGCCCCATGTGTTGGCATAGACGAGCGAACCGGCCGTGACCGTGTGGCCGAGAATGATCGAGCGGGCAACGTCGCCGCCTGACTGCAACTGGCCGTTGATGCTGAACTGAGGCTTTTCGGGCTTGCCGGCGATGGCCTTGGCAATGAGATTGAGGCCGATGCCAACGGCTGCCTTGAGCAGGATGGCACCAAGACCACCAGACAGAAATGTGCCGCCCAGCAGGCCGCCAATGGCGGTCGCCAAGCCTGTAAATACAGCCATTGATTTGCCCTAAGACGCGATCGGTTTCATGAAATGGCGCTCGGCGGCGATGTAACCGCGGCGCTCATAGAACTTTGCTGGCAGCGGATCGGAACCCAGCCCCACCATGTTGACGAAGGAACAGCCCTGCTCCTCGGCCCAAGCCTCATAGGCCGCCAGCATGTGCAGCGCGTCCCTGCCCCGATATTCCGGCTCGATCCACCAAATGACCTCGGTGGCCGCCCGAACCGGCGCGATCGGCAAGAAACCCACTTGAGCAGCGAGCACGCCCTGCACGCCGTCTCGGTCCAAGACGATGCAAATCTTTTCCGGAGCAGTGAGAAACTGATCGAAAAGGATCGAGGCATAGGGCGGGTTGAACGGGATCGGCAGGCCCGACGCCTCATGAAAATTCTTGGCGAGCAGGAGAACCCTGAACTTATCCGCCATCGTGGCGCGGCGTATCATGGGCCCCTCAAAACGACAGCGCTGGCAAGGCGGGATGATCCCGTCGTTGTGATCTTCCCCTGTTTTTGGCCCCACCAGTACTCGGTCTCGCCGACGGTCGTCACGTCCTGATAGAAGTTATCGGTCGCATTGCGCTTCTTCTGGCTATCGTTCGATCGCGTGTCGGGATTGCCGCGGGTCATTTCCTGCGTATGGCTGGCGCAAGTGAGGACGATGCTGCCAGCCTCGTTTTCCTTCGGCGTGTTGACCTCGACGAGATCGACGAACCCGACAAACCGGCAGAACGCCGGGACGAGCAACTGCCGCGAATCCACATCGAACAGCCCCCGGTAAATCTCGACGCCGGCCTGTTTCAGATCATAGCCGCGCACGATGTTCTCGACGCCGGGATCAAGTTGCGACATCGAGACAGTGACATTGCGCACCGCGATCGTCGTCCTCTCGGGAATGTCGCTGATCTGGATAAGCGAGCCCGAGCCCTCAAAATTGCGCGTGTTGGCAAGTCCGGTGTCGGGATTGACCACCTGCGCCTGAACATCGCCGACATCGGACCAAAAGCCATAATTGAAAGGTGCGCCGGTAACGAGCGCCCGCGCTTTAAGCCAGAGGAAGTCACGTGCGACGAGACGCCTTGCCTGCAACAGCGCCAGGTTGCCAGCCGAGATATTACGCATCAGCGGCTCTCCATAGCCTGAAAGGTGATCGAGCCGAACCCGTTCAACTCCGCAGTGCTCGTCAGTGTGCCAGGAATGAGCGTCATGAGGCAGCAGGGACGCGTGACCTTCACGGCATCATTGACGGCTGCCGCCGGCCACAAATGCGGGCGAATTTCGAACAATGGCGACAGACCGGCACCGCTCGCCGTGAAATCCTCGGCCACCTGATGCAGGCTGTTCGGGCCGATCTGAATGTAATCACCAACCTTTCCGGTGTATCCGGCCGGAAGGTTCTTAACGCGGATCGCCTTGCGGGTCGTCGCGATGGTATCGATCTGTGCGCCGGTAACATCGCCCATGCCTGCGCCGCCTGGATATCCGATCGGGTAGCAGCGGCTTTTTGGGAAGGCAAAGAACTGATTGAGACCGTTCTCGAGCACATTGAAACGTGCTTTCCAGTAGTCAAGAACGGGGCGCTGCAGCGGCTTGGATTGAGCCGTCATCTTCCACAATGGCGCGCCGAGGTCTTTGACAATAGTCTGACCACCAGCCGAACGGCTCTGCTCTTGGCGCCACATGAGGTCGAAGTCGAGCGTCCAGCCGGGAAAGTCGTGCAGGAAATCGCTCGAAAGCGGGAAGGTGATCGCCATAATCAGAGGTTCCGTGTTTTTTGAGCGCGGCGCACCGTGTCGACCACGCGGGCCGAGAATTCCTGCTGTTGCTTGGCGACAACCTGTTCAAGGCGGGCAACCGCATCGACCGATGCACCTCGAGCGTCGATCACCGGCGCGAACGTGAACGATCCGCTACCGCCTCGGCCCGAAAGTGCTTTCATCGATGGTGCGTTCGGGATGACCTGAGAACCCTTTGGAAGATTGACGATTTCTGGGCCACGTTCGCCGACGAGCGCGAGGCCGCCTGGCGCATTGTTCGTGCCCGAGGCAAAGCCAGGCAGGCGAAGGCCTGACCAAGGATCAGACGACCCGCCTCCAGATGATCCACCGCCGAACAGTGAGCCCAACAGGCCAAACCCGCCGCCTCCACCGCCACCGGTGCCGAAAAGCCCATCAAGGCCACTGTTGAGGAGCCGGTCGCCAATGCGTTTCAACGAGTCGGCCAAAGCATCGGCCGCGCTCTTGCCGTCCAAGAGGTCACTGATGAACCCGCCGAGGGCTTCCCGGCCGAGGTCGCGCAGTTCCTCCATGGCGCGCGCCGTCTCTGCGAGAGCCTGCTTCTCGGCATAGTTGCTCTCGATCAGTGCGGCGATCTGCATTTTCTGCTCTTCGGTCGCACCCTTCTCCGCGCGGCGCAGAGCAATCGCCTTCTCGCGCTCGACGCCAGTCAATCCCATGATCGACCGCTCGAACTGGAGATTTTCGATCAGCCTTTGGACCGATTCACTCTCGCGCTCGGCTTCCCGCGCTTCCTTTTCACGGGTTCGGTCCTCGGCTGCTTTCTTGGGCTTTGTCGGCTTTTCGGGCTCGATGCTCTCCAGATTTGGCTTTTGTGCCGGGGTCGGCATGTTCGAGGCCGCAATGCGGCGCTGGGCATCCCCAAACGCCTTACCCAGGCCGATACGTTCCTCGACCGTCTTCGCGTTCTTCAAGCCCTCGGTGTAGGCCTGCGTTGCCTTCTCCAACTCCGACAAGTTCGGGAGGGCAATCCCCGCGAGCGTTTTCAACGAGGCGGAGAGTTTATCGACACCGGCTGCCTGGCCGCTCGCAATATCGCCGAGCCCGTCGATGACGATCTTTGTCTGGCGGAGCGCCTGATCTGCCTTGAGGCCTTCATTCGACGCGGCGAGGAGAGCCTGCGCAAGGGTTTGCAAGGCCTTATTGGTGGGGTCCGTGGCTGCAAGTTCGGTAATTCTCTCGCGGAAACCGCGAATGTCCGGTTCGCCGTTGGCAATGGATTGGGTGAGGTTGGTAATTTCCTGCTGAAGCACTTTATATGCCTCAGTCGCGCGGAAGGCGCGGGCGCCGCCGAAGTCGTCAACGTTGACTGTTCCGGAAATGCTGTCTCGGAGCTTCGTCGCCTCGTCGCGTAGGGTCGCCAATTCGCTGGACAAACGGCCCTGAGCCATAAGCTGGAAAACAGTTGCGCTTTCTTTCGCGTAATTCTCGAGCCCTTCGACTGCCTCGCCGTAGGAGTCCTTGATGCTCCGGATGAATTCGGCGTGTTCCTTGAGGCTGGCGTCTAGGCTCTCTACCTCATCTTTCCCGCTGAAAACATACTGAACCAATGCTCCGCCAAGGCCGATCAGCGCAAACGAGGCAAGGGAAACCGGATTGAGCATCTGGGTGAAGGCGCCGCCAAGCGTTTTGACGGCGCCGATGAGCCCGCCGCCAGCGCCTTGGAGCGCCTGAGCGACTTGCGAGCCCTGTTGCACCATAATGGTAAAGGGAGAGGTGCCGGAAGCGAGGCCCTGAGCGATATCGTTCAACTGGAATGAAAGATTGCTCACGGCTGCGCGGGTCGCGCCGACAGAGACAACGGCGTTGTCATTTGCCTTCTTGAAAGAGCGCTCAATATCATTCGCGCCCTTCGATGCAGACTTGGCGACTGCCGCCATCTGCTTCTCGAACTTCGCCTGCGAGGCCTCAATGCGCACAAGCAATCGGTTGGCGGTCTCATCGGCCATCGCAATACCTATCGATTAATTGATGATCAAAACCCGACGATGCCCAACTCTGAGAGCCGATCATCGTCCATTACCGGCGGAGCCTCTTCCACGCCATTCGCCCGCTTGTATCCGTCGATGACTGCGCCGAATTCCCAGAGAGACATTTCGTCGATCTGCCGGGGCGAGAACCCGATCGCGGCACCTGCAGCATAGTAGCCTGACCATTTGGTCATTCCGTTCGGGAGCGGGTTCGGGTCTAACTCCCCTCGCCCGCCGGCTGCTCCCCCGGCGTGTCGTTTGCATCCCACATAAGAGAGTGCTCGAGGATAAGGGCTGCGGTGATCGCCAGCTTGTACGCGCTCGCAAGGTCTAGCGCCCGGTCGACGATCGATCGAGCTTCTTGCTCGGACATGCCGCCACCGACGAGACCGAGACGGATCGTCGATATTACATCGTCGATCTTCCATTGCGACGAGATGAGGCGCGTCATCGTGACGAAAGCGCCGGCGTTGGTCTTTTGCTCCAACGCCCGCAATTCGCCGATGTTCAGCATGAAGGTATGCTCACCTCCAGGCCAAACGATCTCTTTCCCCTGACGCATTAGGCAGCTTTAGCGGTTCGCGTCGGCACGCCATCGAACTGGATTTCGATTTCGGCCGTCACCTTCTGCCCACGCTCGCCCTGATTGTTGATCGATACGAGGTAGGCCGGGCCGGCTTCAATCTCGGTATCGCCAACGGCTGCCTTGATATTCTTGACGCGGACGTTCTTGGTCGCACCCGAATACCACCAGTCGAGTATCATTTCGTGGCTGGTCTGCGCCCAAACGCCCTGACCGGTCACAGTAACCTCCTGCGACTGGACCGCACGCTCGACCGCCGCCGGCAAAGCCTCGTTGTCGCAATCCGGAACCTCGGAAGTGCTCATATTGCTGGTTCGGTTGATTCCGCGCGCCGTCAACCCGCAGATTGCAGCATAGGTGCCTGGCGTCTCGGTTTCGACCTCGACAACAAACTCATGAAAGTTTTCAGTGATGGCGCGTGCCATTGGCTTTCTCCATAAAAAAGGCCGGTGTCACCACCAGCCGAGAAGGGCATCGCGCCCGGTTAGAATAAGGGCTATTCGCCCCGCTTGGCGCGCAGAGCGCGTTTCTCTTCCCGAGAAGGTGCAGGGACAATCTCGGCCCAGCCCTTCTCGACCGCATAGTCGATGAAGTCCTGCGGGCGCTCCTGCGGTTCTGGGGATGCCTTTGCATTGAACGAATAGACGCTGTTCGGCCGCGACCAGTTGCTTTCGCGCTTGAAAATTGCCCAGCCCATCATGCTACCTCCACCATAAGTTCGACAGAAACCACGCCATGGCTCGTCACGCCGTCCGGATCCCGAAAGACGCGCGCCAGCGGCACATTGATCTCGACGAGCGCATTTGCGCTGAGAGCCAGGTCGGCTCTATTGAGGATCGCCTTCACCGTGTCCACAATCCGCTTGCAGCCGATATAGCCTACCGTCCGCGACCAAACATCGATTTGAACGGTATGCGTCTCACCGTCGACACACTCGGCAAAGTCATCGGCGACATCGACCGGGCCGAACGAGATGAAAGCCTCTTTCGGTTTCGCAAAGCGCACCGTTTCCACCGGCGGGCTGTCATAGACGCCATTGACGAGCGCCATCAGACCGGCATCAGCCTTGAGCGTATCGAGGAGCAGCTTCTGGATTTCCTCGCTGATCGTCATTTGGTGCCACTCTTGATCGCTTTGTTGATTTCCCGCGTGATGCGCCGGCGAACGCGCGTCCGCAGCGCACGCCAGGACGGGAAGAAAAACGGATTCGCCTGCATTTTCACCGTCCCGAACTCCTGAAAGGCCGCATAGAACGCCTTATCATTGCCGGCATAGATGGTGATGACCGGATCACTGGTGTTCGGATCAGTCTGGGCGATCATGCGCGAACCCTTCGGCGGTTTGCCAAATGTCCACCCAATGCTGTCACGTAGATCGCCCTGGTCGACCGGAACGAGCGTTTTCATCATCGCGACGAGTTCGTCGGCGCCGGTTTCCATCGCGTCGATTGCCGCGCGACGGACACGATCAGGGATTTGCTTTGTCAACTCCGCTGTCATCGCGCTCACACCGTCAACCATCCGCGACACCGCTCTCGACGAGGAAGTCAATGAACTGGCGATCGAGGTTCGGCGTGATATCACGAATATTGAAGGTCTCACCGCTGCGAAGGTCACGGATACGGTAATCGGTGGTTACGCCCTTGGTCGCAGTCGAAGCCCTGACAGTGACGACTTGAATGTGCTTCCCCTCGAGCCTGGCCGCAATGACGGCCTCGCCGCCCCGCAAGTGCCGATAACCCGCCCTGCACTGGAATTTCTCAACCCATGTGCTCACCGTGTTGCCGAAACCGTCGTCGGCATCCTGGCGCTGATCGAACGCGACCTTGTAGAACAGATCACCTGAACTTGGCTTTCGCGCCATGCCGTAACCTCTCTTTAAGCGAGTGCGGGATCACGCAAATGATAGATTAGCGCCGTCACTGGGTAAGGCAGTGTCCCAAGGTCGAATGCTTTATCGGGGTCGCTATCGGTGTTCTGGTATAAATGCCCCACGAGCAGAATGGTGGCCACAACCATGGCATTCGGGACGGGGTCGGGAATATCTGACTTGATGTAGCCGGCAATGCGTTCGGAGGCTGCCTTGATGAGCAAGGTGAGCAGTGCGTCATCGTCGGTATTGTCCGCGTCGACGCGCAGTCCCTGCTTGACCTGTTCCAGCGTCGCGAGATCGGCCATTACCATTTACTCCCGTCCGGCCCAAGTTGAGTGAGGTCCCGGCCGTCCCGGCCATCCTTACCCTTTGGACCATCGCCGCCCTTTTCGCCCTGCTTGCCATCTCGGCCGCGTTTGGCTGCCAAGGTCCATGCCTTATTGACCTCCGGCTTGTCGGCCGTCTCTTCATCGCAGTGCCAAAGAGAACCTCCCCACGTCACCGTGTCGCCGCGAACATAGGTTTGCCCGTCCTTGTAAACGCCGCGATAGATCATCATCGGAACAGCAAACTTGAATTCCTTGACGAGGTCGCCCCGCATAAACTTGAAAGAAAAGCCGCGCTCGCCGTCGTGAACGACTTCCAGATCGTCAAAGCCAAGGCCGTCGGCGCCATCTTTACCGTTGGTACCGTCCTTGCCGTCCAAACCCTTTTCACCTGATTGACCGTCTTTCCCGACAACGGGACCAAGGTCGCGCGTGGTTCCATCGGTCAGGGTGACGACTAGGGCGCCGCAACGGTCTATGAGAGCGCCGGCAAGACCGACGCCATCTTTTCCATCGCGGCCGTCGGCACCTCGCTCGCCGTCATTACCGTTAAGTCCCGGAGCACCATCCTTACCATCGACGCCATCTCGGCCGGGCTGTCCGTCTTTGCCGGGCTCTCCTGGCGCACCGTCGACGCCGTCTTTGCCATTTATGCCCGGAGGGCCCTCTTTTCCATCGACCCCATCACGGCCGGGGTCGCCGTCCCTACCCGGTTCGCCCTGCGCGCCAGCGACACCGTCCTTGCCGTCTTTACCTGGGGCACCGTCCTTGCCGTCGACGCCGTCGCGGCCTTCTTTGCCCGGTTCGCCCGGCGCACCGTTGACGCCGTCTTTGCCATTCAGGCCCGGCGCACCGTCTTTGCCATCGACACCGTCACGACCATCTTTGCCGGGCGCGCCATCTGCGCCACGTTGGCCGTCAATGCCACGCTCGCCCTTCAGCGGTTCACGCTTCTCCAAAGCTTCAATTCGCGCTGAGAAGGTAAATATAGCCCTTTCGACATAGCCTTTGACGGTCGCAACAACCTCTTGGCCGAATGCTTTGCCATCAAACATTAGGCGAACCCCTTTATGATCTCTGCCATCGCCTTGGCGGCCTCGGTTTCGTTGTCGTTTTCTGGCGCTGGCGCTCCTGCCGGAGGGGGCTTGGCGAACGGGTCGCCTTCATCGCGCTTATTCAGCGCTTCGAGACTATAGTTTTGCTGCTGCATGTAGATCGTATCGCCACCCTTGACTGGCGGCTGATTCATCCTCTTGAGCGCAGCATTTGGCGTCATAATGGATCCGCCAACCGCCTCGGCCAGCGATTTAATCTGAGTTGCCGTATCCATCCGAAGCAGGTCATCGAGGTCGAACTCGGTACCAAGGGTTTTGCCTTCCTTGGTACGGTCGAGACCGAGCCCTTCATCTAGGCAAAGCTCAATGCTTTCGATGTGAATTTGAAGGCACTGCGCATAGTACTGCGCATCGAGCGCTTCCACATTGTTGTTGAGAGGGGCTGCGCCGACGCCAATCTTGTAAGCGGGCACACCGAACACCGAACAGACCGTCTCGGCCGACCACTTGAGCTGTTCGATCAACTGAGAATCGGTGGCTTTCATTGTCATGGCTTCGTATTTGAGGCCATCGCCTAGAACCGCAACCTTGCCGACATTCTTACCGCTGTAGTTTTGGTCCCAGTGATCTTTCAAACGCTTTGCAGTCTCGTCGCTGATCTCACCGGGAGCGACAAGAATGCCGCCCGGATTGGATCCGTTCCCGAAGAACTGGGCGCTGTTGCTCTGAATGCGGATGCCCTGAATAGCGGCAAGCCCGCAGGCATAGATGGGCGACGTACCGACGAGGGGATGATAGATCGTGTTCCAGCGATCGTGAATGATTTCAGACGCGGGAACCGTCACGTTGTTGGCGTGCTGCGCAGACAGATCGTCACGCATCAATTCGTAATAAACCGCGCCATCTTCGGCAACCAGAGGCTTCACGCGGCAGGGATCGAGCACATAAAGGGCAACAACAATCCCACGCAGGTCGCGTTCCTTGAGCACATATGTGTTGCCATGGATCAGCTTGGATTCCATCCACGATGTGTAGAACTGGATCCTGTTCTGAAAGCGGTTCGGCTTGCGCAGCACCGGTGAGAATGCTGGATTGTCCACCTCACCCCAGATGCCGTTCGCGTCCTTTTGAACGAGGCGCATGCGCATTTTGGCAATGTCGGATGATATAAGCGAGATGCAGCGAAACACCGTCGAATAGGTGAGGACGGTGTCGAGCTTAAGCTCAACGTTCTGCTGCCAGGCGCCGGTGAATGACTCTCGTACAATTCCCCACCAACCGCCTCGATTGTCGACAGGAGATAGCGATCCCGCTGCTTTCTGGCGGGTTATGGTGAGGCCAAGAATTCGCATGGATCAGGCCTTTGCCTGGGCTTTGGCGATCTTCTCGCGTAGTTTTTCGGCATTCCAGCCATTGAATGCAGCTTTGCCCGCAATAGCTTTGTACTCGGCGCGCAATACAGCGAGATCACCAACCGGTTCAGGCATAGGAATGGTGGGAACGGATGTGCAGGCCTCATCATCGACAAGCTTGGCCTTCTTGATCGCAATCAAGAGCCTGGCATCGCGTGGACCAGCTTCGAACTCCTCACCGGCCTGCAGGCGGCGAGTGGCGTAGGTCATGGACTTGGTGGCAATAAGCTTCATCTGAGGCCTCCATTCGAACAATGCGAAGAAAGGCCGAGCGAACCCGGCCTTTCGGTCTTCAATGGCTGGATAATCAGCCGCCGTAGTTGGCGCCTGTGATGTACTGAACAACATCGGCGCGGCGCTTGGCCCAGTTAATGAAGCGCTCGGCGCGAATGCCGACCATGTTGTGCTGCCACAGCGAAACCATAACAGTCGATGCCGTTACAGGGTTGGTCGGCGCGCTGTCCATTTCCAGCGAAGCTTCGCGGGAAACATCGAGCATTACCTGGCCGTCGTCGGCGAGAAGTATCTCGCTTGCCTTGGCAAGGATGATGCGCGAGCCAGCAGGAATTGCAGGCGGGCCCACAACTTCAGCCTGAGCGGGAATGTTCTCGGAAAGAACAACAGGAAGCCCGAAGAACGTGCCCCCGCTTGTACCGTTGATAGCAAGGCCCGGGAATTCCGGCTGACCGAGGGGATTTTGCATCAGTGCCAGACCAAGAGCCTGCGTTTCCGTCATGACAAAGACCGCACCGGCCAGGGACATGTTGGCTGCGAGGAACTTGGCAAACAACGCCTTGACGTCCGCACGAACCGCATCAGCATCGGTACCGCTGGCAACGACCGGAGTAACGCCATTGGTGATCGATGCCGGCGATACGCCAACCGACACCGCCTTTGCCGGATCAACGAAGTCCTTGTCCATTGTCTGAACGATCGTGTTGATCAGATCCTGGCGTACCAGCGCCTCAGCCGAAGGATTGGAGAAGCGAACCAGTTCATCGGTCAAAACGACGATACCGGCCAGCTTGGCGAAACCGAGAGTGATCTGGTCGAACGAGAGTTCGCTCACCGGCTTCGGCTTGCCTTCACCAACCCACTGGGCCGCAGCGCCGGCAGTCTGGCGGGGTATCTTGATGTTGAACGGCACACGACGAAGCCCTGGAATCCGGCCGATGATTGTCTGCGGACGCAGCAAGTCAACGAACTCGGAAGCCATGTTCTGGTATTCGACGAGCGGCTTGGCCCAATCAGCATCCGTCGTGGTGCCAGCGGCAACAGCAGCCTTCAGAACGGTTTCGACCTCAGGCGTATCGCCCCAAGCCTTGGCAACCTCGGCGGCCTGCATCAGGTTACCCTTACCGCGAGCCAAAGCGATGGCATATCGGGTGAATGCGGTGCCCTTTGGCAGGGCGGACTTGGCAACAGCCGGTACTGCACCGCCGCGAGCATCGGAACCAGACTGCAGGTCTTTAACTTCAACAGGCTTGGCCTTTGCCGCATTGGACTTTTCAAGGGCCGAAAGACGAACGAGGTGAGCGTCAATCGACTTCACTTCTGCCTCAAGGCCATCATATTCCTCGGTCTGCTCCGCATCGAGGGTCACACCCTCTTCTGCAGCGGCATTCATCAGTTCTTCCATGCGCGCCGACTTGGCTACGCGGGTCGCTTCAAACGAAGCGATCTGTTCGGCAATGGTTTTCATTGCTTTCCCTTTCTTCGGGTCTGGTGTGATGGTTTTGACTACTTTTCCCGAAGCGCCGGGCTTTACAGGTCGATCACTGTCCCTGGGCTCATTGCCGGTCGCGGCAAGCATGGGGGCGTCAATCGACTTGATCAGTGAAATGGTGGCATCGGCGTTGGCCGGAATCGTCACCAAGGAGAGTTCGTAAACCTCAGATTTGACAAAGCGGATACCGCCATCGTCGAGGAATGCGTATTCGATAGCGCGGAAGCCGATTGACACAGCTGCGACCAGACCGGCTTTGACAGACTGCCAAGCCTCGTCGACACGATCTTTCAGCGCGCCCAGCTCATCGATGGTCGGAAGCTCCGCCTCGAACGTGATGCCATCCTTGGTTGGCTTGTCGAACTTGACCAAGCCGACTGGCTTGTCAGACTTGTGTTGCCAAAGCAGAGGCATGGGGTTCTTGAAGGCAACGCCAAGGGGTTCAACGATGTCGCCGACCCGGTCTGGGCTGGGTGTCGTGGCAGTGCCGCGTATGACACGACGTTCTTCCTCGACCGCTTTCACGGTCAAGATTGAATAGGCACGGTTCATTTTGGGGTCTCCTTAGCCGACCATCAGCATTTGGTACTTCGGCTCTCGCTTCACTTCCGGATTGCGGCTCATGACGGTCACGGCGTCGAATAGCGCCATCACCGGGTCGATCTTCGCATCACCGGCGTTCTGTTTCGTCGCGCGGATCGCGGTTGCGGTCGGCTCGATCTTGAGGTTGCCAACGCACCAGTTCATCAGCGCTGAGCCGGAATGGCGCAGCGTGCCGTTCGTCAGCTTGCGCTCCGTCGTCTTGATGGCATTCATCATGGCGTAACCCTGCGGTGCGCCAATAATGTTCTTGGCCTCGTCGTTGACGCCGATATCGTCCAGAGCGTCGACCAGTTCGCCGAGCCCGGCCGGATCAACCGCCACTGCGGCAAGGAGGTTCCGGTCCTTGATGTCTCGAATGATCTCGACGATCTCTGAAAGGTCGTCGAGTTTGTCGTCGACGATCGTCAATTCGCCGGCGCTCTCAAAGTCCCGCAGCTTCGAAGCGATGGACTTGCGCCGATCGAGCACGCCGACATGGCACCAGGCATGTGACCAGCAGAGCCAATCTTTCGTCACGCGATGGCGCCCGACAAGTGTCAGGCCGAACAAGTCGTCGAGGCCGCCGCCATCAACGCCGGGAACGATGACCTCGCAGACCTCAAGCATGTGCTCGATCGTGATGGTTTTGTCCGCCCGTGCCTCCCAGAAGTCGGCGCCTGGCCACCGGTTGCGGCGAAGCCGCATACCGATCTCGACATTCAAATGCTTGGCGAGAAAGGTTTGAACGGTATCGCCGTCCTCGTCATTACCACTGCGAACTCGATCGAGCTTGCGCTGTAACCACTCTGCGTTGACCGACCGGCCCATATTCGGATTGGTAACGTGGAAGTTCTCAGGGTCGAGGTATGCCTCTGCCTCAATCATCGCCTCCGGAAATTCATAGAGGACGGGAAGACTGCGAGGATCCTTTATCTTTCCGTCGCGCACATCGCGAAAGTAGTTGAGCCTTTCCTTGAAAACGCCGGCCGGCGGCTCGTCGGATTGCGTTGATATGTAGATCACGAAGCCTTCGGGCCTCGATATCAGTCCGCCAGTGGCTTCCTGAAGCATGGCAGATGCCCCGGCCCGTTTACCGAAGAGCCACAACTCCTCGATTAGGACAAATGCCGCTTTCTTCCCACCGACAGTGTTTGTATCGGCAGCCACCACTTTCAAAACGGCCCGCGTCGTACGGTGCGTGATCTGCTTGAGGTTGTCTTGCACATGCAAGAGGTCCACTAATTCGGGATCGGCGCGAACCATATCCGCAGCAGGCTTGAAGGAATTGTTGGCAATTTCCAGTGTCGGCGCCAGGATCAGGAGTTCGGCCGAGTGTCGCCAATTCCGAATGAGGGCCGTCAGCATTATTCCTGCAGCCAAGGTGCTCTTAATGTTCTTCTTGGAGATGAGGAGAAAGAACTCCTCAATCATCCGCTTGGCGCTTTCGTGATCGTAGGCACCGAACACGGCCCTCACGAAATCGAAAACATATTCCTCGCAAGCTTCACCGAAAGTCGGCTGTCCAGGAACATCAACGATGCGAAGTGACTTAAAGACGGCAAGCGCCGCCTCAGCTTCATCCGGGAAGAGCGGACCGCAAGGGATGAGTGAACGGCCCTCCACGATGCGCCGCTCCCAGTCGGTGCAACTCGTATCCCACGCGATCATTTATTATGAACGACCAGCTTTGGCGGCATTGGCGGAGCGAACTTGCCCGCGACATTCTGGGCGGCAATCTGCTGTTCTTCTTTCTTGCCTAGTTTCGGCGCCTTGGACTCCCGAGCTTTTACGGCGTCGGCAGCGGCAGACACTCGGCCCATCTCCTCGAGCTTCTTCTGCGCGGCTACGTTTCCATCACGAGCCGACTTGAACAGAAGGCCGATAATTTCCTTCCGGCGCTGAGCGTGACCGTCGGCGAGTTCGTTGGCGAAGTGCTTGCGCAAGGTGTCAGGATCAATTCTCAGAGCGCGGGCGATCATGTTGTCGCTTTCGCCAACGAATTTCATTTCCTCGACCGTCTGTCGATCCTCCAGAGAAGGACGATACGTGGGCCGCCCTCCCTTCGAAGAGCGCTTAGGTTTTTCGGTCATTTTCTATCTTTCAGCGAAAATTCCGGATCGCCGGAAAAAATTGTGCGAATGCGGGGCACGCGGGTCTAGGACGGAAGGGGTCTCAATACTTTGCGGTCCCCCCGGTCCCATTCACCGCTGTTTAAGGAACGTTTGGCAGCATCGCCGGATGTCAAACAACATCTATCAGTTCAGACGCATCAAGTGGGGCGATCCCAAACCGAAACTGAAGGTATTGGTCGAGGACTTTCAGCGACGCGTATGGCTTGACCATCTTTCCATAAGGTCTTTCTGCCTGCTCGTTTCAGCCTTGGCTCTGACCAGCTTTTTCTTGACACTCGTGGTGTTCAGAACGTAGCCGTTCGCTCCTGTCGCTGCTTCTCACTGTCATGGCAGACCCTACACACACACTGGATGTTGGCGTCCTTCCAGAATAGGTACTCGCTACCCCGATGGGGTGTCTTATGGTCCGCCACCAGTTGAGAGGTATTGGGCTCGATCCTCCCACACATCTGGCAGGTGAACAGATCGCGGACAAGGACCGACATCCTTAGCTTTTGCCAACGTGCCGTCTTGTACCACTTGCGCCACGGCTGGGTGTCATCCCTGTAGCGCGAGCGTTCTGCCTCATCGCCTGGCGCGTAACGCTTGAGCCGAGGGGCCAGCGTGCCAACCTTGGGCTTGAGCGGGGTCAGTGCCATCTGATTAATCCCACTTTCCCAATTCACAGCCCGTCCATGAATGCTGTCGCGCCGCGTGTTTCCGGCGATCTGGTACGATTGAAAGCCGGCTTGCGCTGTTGGAACAGTGTTCTCTACCCCGCGTTGTTCGCTCAGTGCAAAGGAGAACCCAGATGAACAAGCTTTTAGTGACTGTTGCCTTGTTAATGATGTCAACGTCGACGTTTGCCCAGACGGCGGCTGAAAAGACCGGCGTCAACTCTCTGATCGGGGTGGCCCCCAAAACGGAAGATTTCGTTATGGAAGCTGCCACCAGTGACATGTTTGAAATCGAGTCCAGTAAGCTCGCCGCGGAACGGGCTGACGATCCTACCAAGGTTTTCGCGAAGCAGATGATCGCGGACCATCAGAAGACGTCGGCGGAGCTGAAGCAATTGGTTGACAGCGGGAAGGTCAAGGCCTCAATCCCTACGGCAATGACATCAGCGCAGAAAAGCACGCTTGATAAGCTCAACGGTCTGCAAGGTGAGGATTTCACCAAGCAGTATCACTCCGATCAGGTTTCGGCGCACAAAGACGCAGTTGACCTATTCAAGCGCTACGGCGAAGGCGGCGATAATCCCGACCTTAAGGCGTGGGCCGCTACGACAGAGCCGGCCTTGGAACATCATCTGATGATGGCCCAGGATCTCGATAAGTAAGCAACAACTGGAACCCAGGAAAGCGCTGCTCGCCATGAGCGGCGCAATCGGGTTAGTGGCGGAGCCGCTCTTAAAAGGCGGCCGGAACCTAATTCCCCTGCGGCTGTTGAGAAACAATCAGCCACAGCCGCGGAGAAACCCAAATGTCAGATGACAAATCCAAGCAGGACAATCGAGACCGCGCCACAGTATCGGCAAGCGAGGACTATGAGGTGAACTACCTCATGACGAAGCATGACATCAGCAGGGACCGGGCGCTTGAGCTGATCAAGAAGCACGGCGGCAGTCGCAAGAAGATCGAGAGCGAACTTGGAGGTCACTGACCAAATGGCCGCCTATGATCTGTTGTGGACGACGCTTCCAGTCTTGATCGCCGCCCTTCTCTCCTCCATTCCCGAGATCGGCCCACCCAAAAGTGGTCATCGTCATCTTGCTACTGAAGGACGGTAGAATGGAGTATTTGTGGTTTGCGGTGGTGTTTGGCGGCCCGATCGTCCTCGGCGCAATCCTTGCTTTGGGAATGATGAAGCGCCGGCGCCTTACCGCGCAAGAAAAGCAGGCCTCAAAAGAAGCAACCAGGAAGCTTTATCGCTCGGACGATTAGCAATTTTTTGCACCGAAAATCTTGACACGGTTTCCTGCCATTACCAAATTTTCGCGGTCGGTTGCACCTCAGTGGACCGACGTCAGGGAGCGCCAAGCTTCTTGGCGCGCCTCATTTCTATGTTGCTCAAAGGAGGACCTAGCTATGAGAAGCAACGTCGATTTTTCCCCGTTCTACCGGTCGAGCGTCGGCTTTGACCGAATTTTCAATCTGCTCGAAAACTCCACGCAACCGCAAGGCTCGGACAGATGGCCCCCGTATGACATCGTCAAGCTTGGGGAGGACAAATATCGCATCGTGATTGCTGTGGCCGGCTTCAGGCAAGATGACCTCGCCATCACCCATGAGCCAAATTTGCTGGTGGTCAAGGGTGACAAGTCCGTTGATGAAGAGCTGCAGTATCTTCACCATGGTCTGGCGCTAAGGCCATTCGCCCACCGCTTCGAGCTTGCGGACCATGTGAGCGTTACCGATGCGCATGTCGACAATGGCCTGTTGATCATCGATCTCAAAAAGGAGATCCCCGAGGAAATGAAGCCGCGTCGTATCGCGATCAGTGGTATGGGTAAAACTATAAGTGGCGAAAGCTCGAACCAGGTGAAAGACAGCCGCGCTGCGTAATAGTCCCGCTCAGCCTCAGTGCTCCTGGGGCTGAGCTTTATTTGCGGGCTAGCGACACCTATCCGCGATGGCCTATTTGCACCATCGAGTTGGCTGCAGCGATCCTACGGCGTAAGGTCGTAGTGTCATGCTACGAGCCCTTCGGCTCTTGCTGCAATTCTTTCAGAGGCTTCCTGGACCGGATCGCGCATCGGCACAAACGAAGAGACGCCAAGGCAAAGGAGAGCCTTCAGGTGTTCCCGGCCACCTTCATATCCCACGATTGGCGCGAAGGGTGCCATGGTCACGAACGTTTCCGCACGATAAAGCCGGTTGTATTCAGCAAAGTTTGTAAAGGATTCGTGGTTGCTCCCTCGAAGCAGGAACGTCTCAATAGGCGTCCCCTCCGCCAAGATCACTTCGTGAGTGTCAAGCATGATGTTGTAATAATCCAGCTGCGAGGTTTCTGCAAAATCAGCAGGTGCAATCGAAATGCCGTTCACCAGTTCCTTAACCCGGATGAGCACGCCATCGATAAACAGAGCGTGGTTGGGCGAAAGATAAAGATCCTTGTGCGGTGTGCGCTCATCGAGCGCCTGGCGCGCAATGCGGATTGGCATGACGTTGTCAGGCCAGCACGGGCCACTCTTCTTGTAGCGCTGGTGGCCGATCCATTTCACCGCCATGGCTTTGCCGCGCACAGTTTCAACAAGATCACCGATCCGAATATCCTCTATCCGCACCTCACCCGTCGGGGTCATGATAGAGGTACCGCGGAGAAAGCAATTGCGATCGCCACCCTTGGGAGGCTTGTCCTTAGGGGGCTTGTCCTTGGCCAGAGCTGGCAATGAGGCAACTGTGACAGCCGCGCTTGCCGCCGCTACGACGCCCAGAAAATGACGGCGCGCCCTGCTGCTCGGCCTGTTCGGTTTGGTATTTGATGTCATCTGGCCCTCCGTGTGCTTCTGCACCTGTTTGTTGTTGTCGAGGATTGCTGACGACCATTCTACATTAGCTTCACGCTTCAGGAGCTTTCAATTTGCGCTTGATCTATACCAATATAGGCGTAAGGCGCGCTCCCAACGAAGGAGCCCCTACTCCTTTTGGTGAAGATAGTGCAGTTCTATCGCCACCGCGCTGGTCGCGATCTCATCTCAGCCTGGCGGGCGTTGCGCACTTCCCAAGACTCGTCCATCAGCCACGGCTCGGTCGGCTTCATGCGGCCTCCAGCCAATCAAGCGAGGAGAAACGCTCATCGCCGGTCAGTGTGAGGATCGTCGAGTATGAGATGTGATCGCGCGGATTCTCGCCGACAGTTTTCAACCATCTCACTTGCACAGTGATGGCTTCGATCTCGAGATCGTTGACGCCCTCGAACACGTTCCCGTTCATCGGGATGCCATTGCTGTGCTGCACATGATGGACGAGCTCGTGCACCATGACACACTGGTCGTACCGACTTCCCTCTCGCCAGCGCTTCAGTGTTATGACCGGCATCCACCGGACCGAGAAGCGTCCGCACGCCTCCATATCGGGATCGATGTGGATGAAGGGCAGAAACTGCGGCCGCGTATATTCGAGAAGATCAGCACTGAAGTGCATAAACTCCAACGCCTGCTTATACACGCTCACTTCTTCTGCCACTTTGGTGGCTTCTTCCTTATCGGCCTGTCAGGCTTTGGCAGTGCAAGCGCAGTGCTTGACAACAGCATGCCGATGGCTGCGATAAACGCGCGACGTGTCACGGGATGTCACCTTGATCAGCTATGAGAAGGGTGGTTGTATCTGCCCAGAATCATACGGAGTTTTGCCATTGGCCGTTTACCTAGCCATCGCTTCGGCGGTCTTATCTGTATTGTCATGCGTCGCCTGGTTTTGGGCGGCCGCAGTGCCATCCCCCGTTAAGAAACACCCGAGCGGATTCTCCGGCGGGATACTCATAAACGACGATCCCCACGTGGGCATGAATTTGTTCGGCGCGTTACCAGTGACATACGAACAACATCGAGCTCATGAAAAGACGATCGCCGGTAGGAACTTTGTCGCGGCGATCCTAAGCGCCTGCGCTGCAGTACTCGCCCTTGCATCGGCACTTTGGCCATATCTGGGGTAATGTGGCATCACCCGCAGGGCGGATGACCAGTGCAAACGCCCTTTGGGCCATGCATCGTTGAATCAGAACGGGCGGGGCCTGCAATTAACCCCGCAATGCGCGCTGGCTTTGACCGTGCTACGGCATGCAGAATTTCACCGTGTCGCCGTTTTGATTTGGTTGCGGAGGCAGGATTCGAACCTGCGACCTCTTGGTTATGAGCCAAGCGAGCTGCCAGACTGCTCCACTCCGACAAAAGCCTTAAGAATAGAAATCCATTTACCGCGAGCTATTTGCTCGGGCTGGGTTTGACCGGCGAGTATTCCCCTGTCCAAAGGTCCGCGCTGAACATCAAATCATCCACCTGCGCGTATATACTGATTTGTTTCCTATGCAAAGGATTATTTTCATCAAAGCGTTGAAGTTATCCACCGCGTCATGACGGGACGCCATTGTTGTCCATCTCAGCAATGTGCCAGATGGAATGAATCAACTCGCGGTCGAGGGACGTTGTGGACCAGTTTTATTCCGTATTGCTGTCGATTTGGGACGGGTCAAAGTCGGCATTTGCCCTCCTGGGTGTTGCTGGAATTTCTTTCGGTACAGTCGTCGCCACCGCGTTCGGCCTGTTCAAGGTCTTGGGAGAGAAGTGGCTGAATCAGAAATTTGCTACCCAACTGGAAGCGTTCAAATCCGAGCAGTCGCGGGAGCTTGAGAAGCTGCGCCACCGCATCAATGCTGTTTTCGATAGAACGAAAAGGCTGCATGACCGTGAATTTGAGGTCCTGCCAAATGTTTGGGCGAAACTTGTTGAAGCGAAGGCTTGGGCGAGCGGATACCTATCGCCATTTCAACAGTATCCCGACCTAGATCAAATGCCATCTGCCGACCTTGAGGAATTTGTTGAAGGCACGCGTTTCTCGGCAGCTCAGAAGCGCGAGATCATAAACTCACGTAAAAAGCTCGACGCGTATATCAAAATCCACAATCTGTACCGACACAATGATGTTCTGAAACATCTACAGGAAGCGAGCCTCGAATTGAGCAAGCATGGGGTGTTTGTACTTCCAGAACTACGAAACGAAATGAAAACGCTCATCGATATCATCCATAAGGCTGTTATCGAGCATCAGATGAACCACGAAATAGATATCGGGCCACGTCTGAAAGAAGGTTCAGAACGGCTGAAACATGAGGGTGAACCTCTCTTCAACAAGATCGAAGAATCGATAGCGAAGCGATTGTGGGATTCGACAACTACCGAAGTCTGATCCACTCACGCAATGGACAACTGTCGAGCCTCGAACTCCACTGGCGTCATTCTGCCAAATAGTTCAATAAGAGCGACAATTGTGCCTGATTTTGTTACCTCGCCAACTATGCCACCAAAGGTTGCGAATGGGCTCGTTGCATCAGTGACGAATACACTCGAGCCGGATGGATACCGCATCAGAGTAGTTTCCTTCTCCGTCTTAGCTTCCTCCTTGCGGTGAATGCGCGCCGCCCTGGTGTCGTCGAATTTCATGTCAACTTCTGCAAGGTAGATTTTTTCGACGTCTTTCGAGGGGACTATAATCGGTCGACCGTCGACGCCGAGGATGCACTCTACGCCGTCGCTCTCCCTCACCGCATAGAAATTGACATTGCGGGGCGCGAATCCCACGAACATATATCGCGGCATCAGCGGCTGCTCTTTTACCACATAAGCTTTGGTCCGGCGGTGCTGAATCTCAATACGGTGACGAGGATAGTATGTATCGAACCCCGCCTTCCGAAGATTTTCGAACGCCTTGTCCTCGCCCTTCACCCTCGTGCGAACGACGTACCAGTGTTTGTCCGTATCAATTGCCGCCTTCATTACCTGTCCTTGGAAATTGGGGTGTCGCCTCCCCTTAAAATTTAAGCTTCGGGCTGTTCTCGGTTGCCACGCCAGACGCCCATCTTCTTCAACGCGTGAAGGACTGTCGTATGGTCACGACCGCCGAAGAGCTTACCGATCTGGGTCAACGAAAAATGCGGACACAACACGTGGATATCGGCCATGGCAGCCTGCCTCACGGCTACCACCGCTCGCGCTCGAGCATCGCTCATCACCTCCGAGTACGAGAATGGTGACCGCCGCACGTGATGTTGAATAATTTCGGCCGCGCGATATCGCACTTCCATTGCACCAACAATCGCCGCGGCCGATTTGTATTTCTCCACCAGGTGGCTCAAGCGAAGCTGTCCGATGTTCTCCAGAAATTGCGCTCGAAACAGTTCCTCCTGCTGCGCGACTTCCCACTCCCGGGCAAGCCTCAGCGTGGTCGCGCGTTGGCTCTGTTGCTTGGCCAGTTCAGCCGCGTCTCGGGCAACGCGCCGGTGCTCTGCCGTTTCCTGCCTGCGGCGCTTCTCCCAAACCTGCTTAACAAATTTCGGGTTCATCCCCCGATAGCGACGATCTAGAATTTGCTCTGCTGTTTCATCCAACATTTCACGCACTCCTACTGGATAATTAGCTGGCCTGGCTTCACGCCGGCGCGAGTCATGATCTCCCGCATCTGCTTGCGGTACCGAACCTCATCGCAAAGCTGCGCCGTGGAGGGGCAATAGGCCTTGTTGACCTCCTTGACCTCGCCTTGACGGAATCTCTCGACCGCTGCCAGCACGTCGACACATTCGAAGTCCTCGACCGCATCGAGGTAGGCGCGGAGTTGCAAGTCAGGATCGGACATGGGCGATTGCGGGAAACTCCCGAACAGTTTGGTCAATGACTTTGTCGCCTCGATCTTCTCCGAATTGTTCATTTTCCTTGAGCTCCTGGATCAGTGAACGTGCTGCATCTGTTGATTTCCGAACATGGACAAATCCGTTCGGTTTTCGCGCGCTTGCGCGCTCAGAAAAACTGGTAGGTTTTTCTATGGGATTGGATTCTGGGTTATGGGGGCTTTCGTTTCGCTTATCGTTTGGGTTTCCATTTTGAAAACCGTTCGCTTGATCTAAGCGGTTGTTTATATTGGCTTTGGGTCTGCCACCACGCGAACCATTGGCCGCATTTTTGTTGCGCTTTTCGCTCACATAATCCCATTCTTTTTTGAGACGTTTTTGCGTGAGGAAATCGCCGTCTACGGTAAGGAATGGCATGAGCCGCTTCCGCATCTTGCGCCAGGCTTTGATGTCCAGACCCACGATGCGAGCGATGTCGCGGTCATCGTCTGGCACAGTCCCATTACGGCGCCACATGGCCATGAGCAGCAGGAAGTAAGCTCCATGCTCTTCGGTGCTGAGATGCGTTGTGTCAGCCAGATAGGCATCTGGGAACACCGGCATGGCGGGAGCGGAACTCATGACTTCACCAGAACGATGTCATGGCCGAAAACCGCCCGGAACAACTTCGCCTTTATCTTGAAATCCTTGGTGTCGACGCCTTTAACGTCCTCGGTGAAGCGCTGTTTTGAATGAACGTGCCAATAAGTGAAATCACCAATGTAAGTGCACACCTGGACGCCATTGACGTTGAGTTTGAATCGCGGTTGCAATTCTAGCTCGGTGAGCTCGCCAGCCGCCTGCAGCAGCTTCAATTCACAATAGGGCTTGCCCTCCGCCTTGCTGTCAAAGCGAATACCGTCGATCCAAGGCTTTGTCTGCGACATCGCGCGGAATTCGGTGGCGGTCATTCTCATGCCGCACCTCGGTCACGGTCAGCGGCAGCGGAATAATCAGACACCGCCTGCTTCAATACAGCGAGCTCGCGCCAGCGCGTTTCTATCTCGTGATCTGGACGCTTGCGCCGCCCCTCGGAAAAATCCTGAAGCCAGGTTGCCTTTCCGATGACGAGCTTGTTGAGCTCGTCCACCATCTCGTGGTTTGGGATCCGACTCATTCGGCAGCCTCCGCGAAAAGGTTTGATTGGCGGGCGTCGGAGTGGCGGTCGAGCATGCGGAGAACGGTCTCGCCTTCATGCAGATTGTCCCAGACGAACCAAGCGTTGAGCATCGGCGGAGCGCCCTGCCCAGTGAAATCGATCTTCCAGCGCATCAGGTAGACGCGCGCCGGCGGATGTTGCGCCCAAAAATGCTTGAGACCACCGGCACCCGGCCAACCCCAATTCATCAGCAGCGCCATGTATTCGACGTTGAGGACGTCGAGGGCATGCTTCAGCCAGCGAGCCTTACCGTTGCCCCAGCCGCATTCAGCGAAAGGGGGATTCGTGACGATGGCGTAGGATGGGGATGTCGCTTCGGAATAGTCGTAGAAATCCCGGATGACAGCACCGATTCCGCGATCGATGAGATCCGACGCATTGACGTCGAGGCCGACCACTTCCATTTCCCGAACCATAGCGCCATCGCCAGCGGCTGGCTCCCAAATCGTGCGGAACTGCCTTAGCCTGCCGATCTCGGCCGCCAGCAAGGCCCGCGTCGGCTCCGGGGGCGTCGGATAGAATTCATCTGGCTCCCGCTCGAGGTGCTCTACCTTCTCATATGAGCCGTCAAGATTCCGCTGAACGACCGGCTTTGACTTCTTGCCGGTGGCGCGAAACAGTCCGCGGGCGGAAGGCGCGTTCATGGGCGCACCTCAAACGCGAAGTAGAGAAGCAGGACGAGCAAGGCAAGGAGAGCCGATGCTACCACTAGCCCGACAATTTCTTTGGCAGTCAAAGGCGCACGGTTATCGTTCACTTATCGACCTCCTTGATCTCTGGCGCGATCCATTCAGCCAGCGAAGCCGCTTTATCGCGAAGCTTCGCCGCGATCCGTAGCCGACGCTGAGTCGACAGCCATCGCAGCAATACGGGCGGTCTCGGATTTGAATGCTGCATGGGATTCCTTCGCTCGAATGACTGAGCGCATCTCTTCGATTTCGCGATGGTCGATCCGTGTAGTTTCTTTGTTGAAAATTGAGCGGACACGGCGGCGCGTCCATTCTCTGTTCCTGGTACTCAAAGCACGATACGCACGGTCCAACATGCTCTTGACCGGTTCGCGTACACCTCGATGGCCGATCACGTCGTCGAGTAAGTTGGCGGCTAGATCAGCATCAGACATGGCTGGTCCTTCCGAAAACTTGGGTGAGATTTCCACGGGCTTGGGAGATGTTTCCGACAATCTGGGCGACTCCGCTCATATGGTTGACCACATGAGCGAGCCACTGAACACAACGGAGACAGCGACGAAGCACGTAAATGATGGGGCCAACAACCAGAGCGATGGGGATCACGAGGTTGATGACTGGTCGGAAAAAAGGATTGGGTTTCTCGTAGAAGGCGTACTGTCCAGCGCACGAAAAACGAGAAAAAAGACGGGAGAAGCCAACGCCGCGGCTTCTCCCGTCAGCATGTCCGCAGCTCCGGGAGGTGTTAAGAGCGCGAACAATCCTATTAACAGGCTGGCCGTCCGAGCGCGCATGCGCAAGAACGGCGTCAGTTTTGCCGGACACGCCAATGAGAATTTCAGGGCGGAAAAGCAAATCAAATGAAGCGCGGTCCATTATGCAAGCCTCGCCAGGATAGGCGGAAGGCCGTCGGCCACGCGCAGATCGTCAACAAAGCGCAGCAATCCGCGCCAATCGAATTTTCGGCGAGGCATCCCGTTTCTTGAAAAGATGTATTCGTAACGGTGTCCACTGAGCCTGTAGCCGTGCTTTTCAAGATACGATCGGATCGCAAGAAAGTCGGTGCTTTCACCCCGCGAGAACCTGCGTGGCGCGCCATTGCGGTCCATCCAGTCGGAGATCATCTGCTCGGTCGTCATGCGACCTCGCCTTCAACCGCGATCAGCTTCGAACAGGAGTAGCAATGTCCCAGCCCAGACGCACCGCAAGCCTCAGGCTTTTGGCAATGAGGACGGTAGTCGCGGATCGACTTCGTCTGGTCCTTCAGAAACGACGGTGTCTCAAAATTGGCGACGGCTTGCTCGGAATTGCACCCGGTTATGGTATTCCCGCTTTCGCGGCCCTGACCGACGATGGCGGAACCATCGCTTTTTGCGCTGCCCGGTTCCGAGCTTTCTGGTTGGCCGTCGGCAACCACCAAGGAGGACGGGTCAGGGGTGAAATTGGATGCGCCGACTTCCACGGCGCTGCTGGCGCGCGACGCGCTGCTGTCTACATCGCCCTGCTCCATGTTGGCCGCGATAAGTTCGTGGCTGGGGTCCATCCCATCGGGCGCCTTGCCGTGGGAAGTTGTGATCGCGCCCGTCTCCGGATCAATGTGTTCAGCGGCTTCACGCTCGATCATAATATCGACGGCAGCGATGAGAGCCTTGCGGCCTGTTTCGGTCTGAACTGCGTTTGCAACCGTGGCAACGAGCTTCGCGCTGACTGGAAATTCTTCAATGTTTTCTCGTGCACGCGCAGACGCGGGCGCCCGACCACCGGTCTCGTAGGCCGTGAGATAGAGATCGAAGATCGCCTCGCGCTCGTGCAAAGTGTCGCGGCCGACCTTTTCGACCTTTCGCAGATGTGCGACGACGTTGCCCAGAGCGGTCTTGTCGTAGCCCCTGCCCTTTGCCTCAGCGTAAACCTCGCGGATGTCTTCGCCGAGCGTGTCCTGTTCTTCCTTGAGGCGGAGAATGCGATCAATGAATTGCTTTATCTCAGCTTCAGCGCTCATGCTGCAACCTCTGGCACCTCAAAAAACCAGGAGTCGTCCCAATCGATGCCGCGTTCAGCAGCCGCTCGTCGGATCGCCTGCATCTCATCCAAAGAGGGCGCAATACCATTCTCCCATCTAGAGACGGACGGCTGCCCGACGCCCGCAAGTGATGCGAACTGGGCTTGCGTTACTTTGAAGATGTGTTTTCGGATGTGCTTCAGCGCGTTCATATCACGCATATTATACGCAAACGCATATCTTGCAAGCGTAAAAATATACGCAGACGTATTTTTCTATATACGTGGACTTATATAACGTGCCGCTATGATCACGATCGAAGAGAAATTGCGAGCGATTCTCAAATCCACTGGCTGGCGACAGCAGCACATAGCCGAAAAGCTGAATGTAACCCAGGCAACCGTCAGTCGTTGGTTTTCAGGCTCCGAACCCGAGGGCCATCGGCGCGACGCAATCAACCAGATGTACGATGATCTGGTAAATCATGAAGTACGGCACTTGCCAGAAGGGACTTCCGTTCCGCTGATGGGGTACCTAGGTGCCGGGGCTGAGGTCGAGCCAGAATATGAACAAGTGCCTCACGAAGGCCTCGAACAGATCGAGATCCCTTTCCATCTTCCAGACGACATGATCGCTTTCAAGGTGCGCGGCGATTCAATGCTGCCGGTGTTCAAACATGATTCCGTAATTGTCGTGTACCGCGACCAGAAAAAGCCTCTTGAGGCGTTCTACGGCGAAGAGGCCGCGGTCCGTACACAAGACGGACGTCGCTTCATAAAAACCATCATGCGCGGTCAGTTGGGGGTGAATCTGCTTTCTTGGAATGCTGCTCCTATTGAAGATGTAGTTCTAGATTGGGTCGGAGAAATATTTGCTGTGCTACCTCCATCCTCGATCCGAAAAATGTCGAGGCATGGAATTCAGGGTCAGCTACGGTTTCGAGGGTAAGCGGTCCAACACAAGGGTCGCCCCGAGGGTAAATGGGGAGAAAACTGTACGTGGCAGTTTATGATGAAATAATTTTCAACGTCGCAAAAGAAGCTGAAGCCGAACTATCAAAAAAACTTGATGCTGATATTCTCTTCTTCAGCGGAGAAATGCGAATGACGATCTTCGCATGGTTCCGTGAACTCATTGAGAAGCTGGCAGCACGGCCAGAAAAGAAACAAGCGATTGCAATCTTCCTTACAACTCCAGGTGGCCAGGCGGAGGCTGTTGAAAAGTTCGTAGAAGTCGTACGCCACCATTACAAATTGGTCTATTTCGTTGTTCCAGTGGTGGCCATGTCGGCGGGAACGATCTTTTGCATGTCGGGCGATAAGATATTTATGGACTATTCCTCTTCTTTGGGTCCAATCGACCCACAGGTCCTTGATCGAGAAGGAAAATATCTTGTGCCTGCCCTTGGACACCTCGACAAACTGAACGAGATGATCCAAAAATCGAAACAAAATACTATCTCACCCGTTGAGTTTCAGTGGATGATGAATCAGGATCTAGCCATGCTACGATTCTACGAGCAAGCAAGAGATTTGTCAGAAGCTCTCTTGAAGCGATGGCTGGTTCAATACAAGTTCAAGGATTGGACGGTACATAAGAGGCGAAATGGCACACCTGCCGTAACAGACGATGACAAGCGGGAAAGAGCGGCTGAGATTGCAAAGCTGCTTTCCGATAACAGTCATTGGCACTCACACGGCAGAATGATCGGGATGCAGACACTCAAGGACGAGTGCCGATTGGAGATAGATGATTTTGGGAATGATTCCGCATTGCAGGGTGCTGTCCGCCGTTATAACGACACTCTTAGTGATTTCATGAGTAGAATGAACCTGACGTCTTATTTGTACACGAGCACAATCAACTAGGTGGAGGATCAAATGGACATAACTGATATACTCAAGGGACTCCAAGATTATCCCAACACTGCATCGGACGAATTTCGCCGGCAGCTAACGATTGTTGAGACTATCAAGGAACAAACTGGATATCAGAACATCGATCACACGCCTGCAGTCGGTATGGATCGCTCACGGGAATATTTGCCGGTAGCGCGACCATCGTTGGTCCGAACCTACGGTACTGCATTGCATAAAGTCTGATCATTCCTTCTATTTCAGAATTTGCATAAACCGCCTTCGGGCGGTTTTTTGTTGCCTAATAAGTAAAGGCGGCAATATACGCTTGCGTAAGGTTTTATGCGTTCGCGTATTATTTTGATTGACGATTATTCGTTTGCGTATATTATACGTCCATCAGGCAACGGATGGATGCAATGAACATCATCAACCACGAATTCAAAACGCCAACGCAGATCGCAGCCGAAACCGGCTTTATCATCGAAAGCCTAGGCGACGCTCTTCGACAGTTCCAGGACACCAATTCCAAGCACTATGCTTGCGAAGCGGCGGTGAATGGCGTGGCGGCATTCTGGGTTCGGACGAACTACGGCAACACTGCGTCGGCGCGGCTCACTGATACCGCCAATCTTACCGGCGATCTGAACACGGCAATCGCCCTGGTCCAACTGCCTCTGCCGGTCTGGACCATCTTTCAGCAACTCGAAGCGCTGATCCCACTCAACCGAACAGCCGCCAAACAGATGGTCGTTGAGTATTCGAAGCTTGGGCACATGCGTGATGTCGAAGAGCTGCTCGCCCGTGAGACGCACATTATTTGCAACGGCTTCAAGTCGAGGGGGATGTGATGCGCTATCGCGACTTCACCATCGAGCATCCGCTTGCTGGTCCGGCCTACGGCTTTCTGGGAATTCACCAACAGTACGATGGCCCCGAAGATGACCGCTGCTTCCACGGCAAGACCGTCGACCACGTCAAGACAGAGATCGACAAGTGGTGGGAACTGGACGACCCCATCGAGGTCGAAGAGTTCGATGACGATTTCAACAATGATCTGACCGAGGAGTGATCCAGATGCAAAGTTTGCTTGTCGCAATTGCCTCCCTTTTGGGCTTCACCGTCGTCGTTCTCGGCACCATTGGAAGCACCCTGCAGAAGTCTGAGTCGGCCCGCGCCGAGGTCGATCAATGACCGGAGAACAAATCTGCATCGCTGCCGAACTGGCATGCATCGAACGCCTCTCCCGAGAGGAAGCTCTGCAGCACATTGAGGATCGCCTGCTCAAAGAGCCAAACGACGCTGTTCGGCGGGCTTTGAAGCGCACCTATCACAGTCTCTTCGAACGGAAGGAGCTCGCATGAGCGACGCGTCCCACAGTGTGCACCGCCAGGCCGAAGCGGCAAAGCGACTTCTCGCCAGTCTCCGAGAGAGTGGTGATGCCGATGACCAGGACATCGTCGAGACGGCAATCGAAGGCGAGACTTCGTTGCTCGAAGCAATTGCCGCTGCAATGGACGCCAATGATGAGGATGACATCCTGATAGTTGGCATCAAGGCCAAGGAAGAAACGCTCGCTGAGCGGCGTAGGGCTGCAGAGCAACGCATCGAACGCCGTCGCGCTGCGATGGAGCAGGCGATGATCGTCACGGACCAGGAAAAGTTTACGCTGCCAACGGCGACGATCTTTCTCACCAAGCGCAAGCCCAACATCGTCGTCGACAACGAGGCGGACATTCCAGCCGCCTATTGGACTATCCCCAAGGTCGAACCAAAGCTCGACAAAAAAGCGCTCAAGGAAGCGCTGGAGGCCAAGGAAGAAATCCCAGGCGCCCACCTCGACAATGGTTCTGTCTCAATTTCCATCAGGAGGAAATAATGAACGCGGTCTCTCAGTATACCCATTCCAGCAAGCAGATTGCACTGATTCAGAGCACAGTCGCGAAGGACTGCAACACAGCGGAATTCAACCTTTTCATCGAGGTGGCGCGCGCGAAGGGCCTTGATCCGTTTCTCGGCCAGATCATTCCAATGATCTTCTCGAAGGATAATGCGAACAAGCGGAAGATGACCATCATCATCAGCCGCGATGGTCAGCGCGTCATTGCGCAGCGATGCGGCGATTATCGTCCGGCAAGCAAGACGCCCACGTACGAGACCGATCCGGGCCTTAAAGGGCCAACCAATCCTCAGGGAATAGTATCCGCCACCGTCTATCTTTGGAAGCAAGACCCGAAAACCGCAGAGTGGTTTGAGGTGGCCGGACAGGCATTTTGGGAGGAATTCGCCCCGATCTCATTCGCTCCGAGCCAGTACAGTTACGTCGAGACTGGCGATACCTGGGACAATGGCAAGCCTAAGAAGATGAAGGTGCTGAAAGATGGCGCTGCCCCATCGCTGGATGACAGCGGTAACTGGTGCAAGATGCCTCGCTTGATGATTGCGAAATGCGCAGAGATGCAGGCGCTACGAGCCGGCTGGCCTGAACAGTTCACCGGACTTTACGACGAGGCCGAGCTCGACCGGGCTAAGATGCTTGGTTTGACCGCATCCGAAATCGCCGAACATGAGCGCGAGGAAAACCGGCTCAAGCTGATCGCTGGCAACGACGCCATCACTGTCACTTGGGGCGATGGGTGGGCGCTGGAAAATGTGCCCGTCGGCAAGTTCTTCGATCGCGCCGAACAATTTATCAATGAAAGCGACCCGTTGACCGTGGCGAAATGGGCCGACGCCAATCGCGATCCATTGCGCACATTCTGGGCGAAATCGCCCACCGACGCGCTGGAACTCAAGAAGCTGATCGAAGCTATCTCGAAGCGGAAGCCTGCCAATCTTTTGGACCAGCAGGCCGCTGTCCAAAACATGATGGCCGGCTAACAACGGGAGGATTGGACCGTGCAAACCTTGCCGATTTTGTTTCAGTACGAGGGCGACGGAATGTTCAAACCGGCGACTTCATTCCACGCCCGCGCCGCCGACAAGCACTATGTTGTCGGTGAACTCTACAGGCTAATTGAGCATCACGACCGTTCCGACAACTCTCACCGGCACTACTTCGCCTCGATCAAGAACGGCTTTGACAACCTCCACGATTCCATGCTCGGCGAATATCCGACCGTTGAGCATCTGCGGAAGAAAGCGCTGATCCGGACCGGTTATCGCGATGAGCGCTCCATAGTCTGTGCATCCAAGGCCGAAGCTGAACGGGTAGCAGCCTTCATCCGGCCTATGGATGATTATTCTGTCGTTGTTCCACTCAACTGCGTTGTTCACGTCATGACAGCGAAGAGCCAGTCCGTACGGGCAATGGGCGCAGCAGAATTCCAGAAATCCAAAGCAGCCGTTCTGAACTTCATCGACGACCTTCTCGGAGTCGAGCACGGCGCCACGGCGCGAAGCGAGGCAGCATGACATCCGTTCCGCTCCACGCACCCTATGAAGTCAGGCGGTCGCGCAAGATCGCAGCTGCATATGACCGGACGCACCTCCAGTTGAAGCTGGAGGTTGCGCGAAAAGAGGCTGCGCTCGCGCAGATGGAATTTGAACTCGGCCTGATCGTCGAACACGCAATGAGGCGGTCGCAGGAGACAATTCTATGACCGAGATTACGAACAAAGACAAAGCGGGGTGCGCCGAGCGCGAGGTCAAGCAGCGCCAACGTGTCTATTCGCGATGGGTAGCTGATGGCCGGAGGGCGCAAGCCTTCGCCGACCGGCAGATCGCCGTGATGCAGGCAATCGCCGAGGATTATCGAGCAAAAGCTGACGCCGACGATCAGGCCGGGAGGTTATTCTGATGGCAGACCGTCCAATCCTTTTCAGCGCTCCGATGGTTCAGGCACTTCTCGCCGGCCGGAAAACACAGACACGGCGGATCATCAAGCCACGCGGTCACGCAAGCCTGTTCGATGGGTCGTGGACGGATGACTATGTGCTCGATCCCGGAAACGCCTCATGGCGCGCGAAAGAGTTGCGGTTCTGCATTGGCGACCGGCTCTATGTTCGCGAGCATTGGCGCACTTGGTCGACGTCCGACCATCTCCCGCCGAGCCAACTGAAAGTCGGGACTGCGGTCGATTACATAGTGGACGGTGCTGATGTGCTTCATGGCAAACACCGCCAGGCCATGCATATGCCGCGTTGGGCTTCACGCCTGACACTACTCGTCACCGATGTTCGAGTGGAGCGCCTGCAGGATTGCAGTGAAGCGGACGCCCTCGCCGAGGGTGTCGAGCGCATTGTATTCCCTGAACGCGGTGATTGGGGATGGCCCCAACGGAAGTACCGCAAAATATGGGAGAACATCAACGGCGCGGGATCATGGGAAGCAAACCCATGGGTTGTCGCTGTTTCCTTTGATGTCCTCAATCAGAACATCGATGAGGTGCCCTGATGGCCCGCCAAGTCGATGAGTGGACGGGAAAGTCGGATGACACGAAGGCCCCGCCACGCGTGCGCCAGCGCATCTATGACCGGGACAAAGGCGTCTGCCATCTCTGCAAGCTGCAGATCAAGACGGGTGAGACCTGGCAAGCCGACCACGTTGTAGCCCTGATCAATGGCGGGAAGAATGCCGAGAGCAATCTCGCGCCGGCCCATTCTCATTGTCACCTCGGTAAGACAGCGATGGACGTCAAGGAGAAGGCCAAGGTCGCCAAGGTGCGCGCGAAGCATACCGGCGTGGCTCGCCCCCAGGGCTCGGTCAAATCCGCCGGTTTCGCCAAGGTCGTCAAGGCCAAGCCGGCTCACACCAAATCCCTCCCGCCTCGCCGCCTATTCGAAAGGATCGAACCATGATGTACGGGCAACGTTTCAAAGGCTGGCTTGCCGATTTCACCATTATCGCCGGGCCGCTCGTTGTCGTCGGCCTTGCCCTGCTGGCTGTTTTTGTGAGGTGCGTATCGTGACCGCCCACAACGAACTCATTTGAAGAGAAGCAGGAATGACAGAAAAACTCCGCTTCACCCGAGCCCAGATTCGCTGCGTAGCCTCGATCGCCAGGACTGAGGGCGTTGGCGTAAAGCTCAACCCTGACGGGTCGATTGTTGTTTTCCCCGATGTTCACAAACCGGAAACGGTTGACGAGAGCGACGATAAAGACCTTGATCGCGAATTGGCTGCGTTCGAGGCAAAGCATGGCTACAATTAAATTGAAGGGCATCCATAAGGTTAAAGCCAAGGGGCGCGATTATTATTACGCTTGGCGCGGCGGCCCGAAGCTTGACGGCGAGCCGGGTTCGGGCGAGTTCATGGACTCCTACAACGAGGCTATCGCAAGCCGGACAATGCCTGACACGGCAAAGTTTCGCTCTCTGGTTGTAATCTACAAAGGAAGCCCAGATTATGCGAAGCTTGCCGATAGCACGAAACGTCAATGGTCCCGGTGGCTCGATCGCATCGCTGATCATTTCGGGACCTTGAGTATCGCTCAATTCGACCGGCCCCAGAAAATCCGTTCGATTATCCGAAAGTGGCGCGGGACGTATGCCCAGACGCCGCGGACCGCCGATTATGGCATGCAGGTGCTATCGCGCGTCCTATCCTATGCGGTTGACCCCCTCGGAAAGATTACATCGAACCCGTGTGAAGGCATCAAACAGATTTATGGCAATGACCGCGCTGCTATCATCTGGACTGATGAGGATATCAAGCAGCTTAAGACTGCAACAGATGACAAGGGCAAGACGACTTGCTCGCTTGAGGTTGGGCTTGCTGTTGATCTCGCAGCGCATACCGGCTTACGAGTTAGTGATCTGGTGCGCCTGTCCTGGTCACATGTCGGCGAGGACGCAATCGTCATCACAACCGGAAAGAGCAATCACAAGCGTGAGGCCGTGATCCCGCTCTACGAGGATCTCCGGACGCTGCTCGATCGTATTCCTAAACGTTCACCCGTCATCCTGACAAGCAGCCGCGAAACACCATGGACGAGCGACGGCTTGGCATCGTCGTTCCATACGGCAAAGACCGATGCTGGAATGAAGGGCAAGGATCTTCACTTCCATGACTTCCGCGGCACGGCAGCGACAAAATTCTATACCGCCGGCCTGCCGGAGCGCGTCATTGCCGAGATTTTAGGTTGGGAAGAGGACTCGGTGGCCAAAATTATTCGTCGCTATGTGGACAGGACTGCCGCCACAAAGGCTATCATACGACAGATCGATGAGGCCAGAAAGAGAACATAG